TTACCAGTCAAGCAAATATTGGTATTGATTCTTGTCGCTTTTGTTCATACTTGACACTGTTCTTCCTTGGGTATCGAGCTTTTTCTTCTTCTGCTCTGCTTTTACAGTGGAAGGCTTGATACCAGCTTCCTTTAGTTTGCGTGCATTTTCTCCTGTCGGATTCTCGATATACTCATCAACAAGCTGTTGTTTTTTGCTACTTGCCTTTTTCTTTTCGGAAGACAATATTGATTGAATTAAATAAGAATCGCTTTCATCTGTAGATTGGAATCCCATTCCACGAAGTAATCGCTGATATGGTGTCGTGTATTCTTGGTTTGTACGTCCGCGCTTACCAACAGATTCTCCTTGTGTAGCCATCAATAAGTTCCCTAGTCCAGGCGATATATTACGCACCTGTTTTATCCAACCATCCCCACCATACGCGCTTTTAGTGACATTAAACAACGTACTAGCAGCAGGTCCAAACAAGCTATTCAGGTCATCTGGAACTGCATCACCGATACCAACTCGACTCGTAATATCAATGTTTGCGAAAGCACCAATACCGTACATACCTATCTTGGCAATAGGCTTGAGTGATGGATATTTTTCAGCAAGTTCAATTAAGCTCTTCTTGGCTTCTTTTTCCGGATCATCACCGGTAATTCCCATAATTAGCAATCCCAGAATGTTTGCAAATGGAATCTGGAACAAACCAGCCATGGCAAAATAGGTACCCCAGAAAATAGTCTTTTGCTTTTTAGTGGTTTCCTTGCCAAAAAATGGAAGAAAGTCTTTCATTGCTTCTAACTGTTTAATAGGATACTTCTTGAATTGCAATAATATCTGCGAAGCTATCGAACCACGCCGAAAAATTCCAGGTGCATCATGGACTCCATAATCGAAGTTTGATTTACGGTTTACGTCTTTCGCGTATCTAATAGCCTCTTCATGACTCATGCTACGTTTGCGGGCAGCTTCATAAGCCGCTAAAGTTACGCCACGGCGAACAATCCCCTCTGACTCTTTAAAAAGAATCATTCCCCGGTTAGCCCATTTCCCAGCAGAGAATTTCCCATACCCAGCTCCACTATCAAGTCCAATATCATTCAATACATTAGTTTGACGGAGTATCTTTAAGTCGTGCAAACTATATTTCCGGTGTGCTCCCTTTAACAACGCCTTCCATAAGGTTGATATGTTGCCAGTATACGCAGCCGCATTGGCAACCTGTAAAATGTTTAACATCGCAGAAGACACATTAAGGAATCCTAGTTTGGCAATGGAAATTTTATTGGTAATGGAATTTGCAAGGGATACCGCGGCTCGATCTCCGAAGCGTGCGTTGACCCATTTACCGATAGCAGGTGTGGCGTTCAGCAAATCATTTAACTGCTTTTCAAGCGTAGATGGATTACCATTAATATCATTAATATATTCTTTAATATAATTGGGCAATCCGTGATACTCATTATCAAACCTACCAAAAAGGCGTTCAAACAAAGAAATCGCTTGAGGTTTGAATTTACTTTCCATAGCTACATATCGCGATGTGCTGTTGAAATAATGTCGCAATACCCATTCTATTTCTTGTTCATAGCCATCCGCCCCCGTCCGTTGCATGAAGTTACCAAAGAAACGATGACGCCCTTTTTTCTTGACAATCCCGTCCAGCATTTCTTTGGCTTCATACAATGTCAAACTATGTTTGTCGGCTATTTTTTTTGCCATCCGGTAGAAATCCTTATCGCCAACCGTGGTAGCATATTGGCTTTCATCTAACCCGACTTCTCCAAAATCAAAGACTTTAGGGGCGATTGTTATTTTCCAATCTCCCTCGTTATTTTTTTTGAGCATCTCTTCGTTTTCAGCTTGCCATTTAATGGCATTTTTTGTAGCTTCACGAATAGTACGCCCACTAGAAACTACGGTAGATTTACCGTGACTATCTACACACCTTACCATATATTCATGGAAGAAATGGGGAATATAGCCTTTGCGGTTATGAATGTCCGGTACCCCTTCACGAGTAATTACTTTCCAATGCTTCTTCCCGTCCATGGGGCCTTCTTTCGTTGGAGCCTTTTCCAAGATTTGGATGTTATCGTCATTTTCTAATGATTTCAATTCATACTCATTGACTAAATAATGAGACTGCCAATTTCCATGCTCCTTATAAGAAACGAGGGTACTGCCATCATCTTGCTTCGTTTCGCGAAGTATTTCAACGAACTTATTGTTCCTCAACTCATCCAACTTATGGCCAGCAAAATGTCCTGTTTTTGTCTTGGCTTGTTTTCTAGTTTCGTTGAGTTGGTTATAAGCCTTGCGGAAGAGATTGCGAATTGCCAAATAACTGTCAATGACTTTTTCGTTATATCCTTGTTTATGAAGTTCCTCACGTGTATATTCCTTGCCTTCCATATCACCGGACCATAATAACTCTTGCAAGGTAGCTTTATCTTTCTTGCTTAAATCTAATGCGGAATCCAAATGTCGCTGGTAATCAGCCCGTAATTTAGTAAGAAGGTTCATGGCATCGTCCGCCATTTTAAAGAACGGTTTGAAATATTTCTTCTTTTCTGCAATTCTTGACGGAGATTGCAACAAGGTTCGATGAACGCCGATGTCGTTTTCCGATTCTTGTTTCTGAGATATTTCAATATGGCTCATGAAGCGTTTTTTGGCCTCATTGCCTATTTTCTGTTCTTGTTGTCGAATAGAATAATGGATTGGATCCTCTTTTTTTAACTTGCCTAAATCTGTTTCGTCTGCTATAATATTAGACAAATTAAAGGAATCGACCACCAGTGGACCATTAGGCGTCCGGGCTGAGGTATTTATACCAGTAAGCCAGTGGTCGGTTCTTTTTTTGTTTATGTAAATACAATCGCCACGCATTAACCTATCGATATACCATGTATTGTTTGGGTGATTATTGCCTTTTCCGATTGTTTTTCCATAAACACTTTTTATAATGTTACCCACAATTTTATTTCCGTCTCTCGTCTTCTGTTCCATAACAAACGGGATCATAATAGTTGCCCCATCATTATCTTTTAAATCAACGACTACAATTTTTGAAGATATATCTTCAACACCTTTGTTGTCAACAGCTTTTAAAATAAACATAGGGTCTGCAATCCTGCGAGGTATTTCTTTTAGTACTTCTGGAGAAATTTCGAGCCCGTGTTTCCAATGCAATACTTTATCTAATACGCGTGGGGAAATATACACTGGCAACATTTTTTCACCAATCAAATTTAAAACTAGAGGAGTATCCATCACCCGCACATACTCATCATACGACAACTTGTGATTCATAAAGTCGTCTATTTTTTTTGCAAAGGACTGCATATCCTCTTTTAATTTTCTTTTTGCGTACATCGAGTAACTTCTGGGCTGACTACCATCGCTGTTTTCTGGTCGTTCCCACACTCTGCCCAACTCAATTTTCTGGAACACGTCGTGTACGTTCTCTGTACGAGTGAATATTATCTTCATCTTTGCGGCAAAATCCTTAATCTTCTGGAAGAGTTTGCCCCACGCCGTGCCGCGGCCATGTTTACGAGCTTCCACCCATTCGGCATATTTGTTGGCACGGTCTTCGGCGTTCGGGATAGATTTAGTAATGGCCGCCTTTTCTTCATTCGTCAATACAGCTTGTTCGGCAACGTGATAAGCTTCATGAAACACTGTACCTTGCCGGCTACCCTGTGCCAAAGCTATATACGCATCTTTTCCGTGTGTCTTTGCAAAACCTTCTACCACTACATTGTCATTTCCGTCAATGGAGTGGTCTTTTTTTGCTCTGGACAACTCATCCTCTGTCAAAACTATTTGATTCTTAACGTCTACAACGATGTGTGAGCCGTTTGGCATGGTAAATGTAATGCGGTCGCCGTATTCTTTGATATCTTTCGCCGTAGGAAATGCTTCTTTAATGCCAGCCTTTAATTCTTCTTTGGACTGAATAATGGCCTCGCCAGCCTTACGGGCGGAATATTGAGTATCTTCCGACATACTTCCGATACGATCCGGCATGGTTCTGTTTTCGAGTGAGTCGAACAAGTCATTGATATTGTTGGCCATTAATTCAATCGGCCCTCGTGCTTCTGTATTGGCAATTTCACGAGTACTTTCGTCGGTGTATTTATCGATAACGTAGATCTTTGTCCCGACGCTTGTTCCAGCTCTTTCAAATGTTACGCTTGGCAGTTTTATTTCGGCCATGATAACAGCATCTGGAACGCCTCTATCTTCCTTACGTTTTGCTTCCTGGTCGCCATACATCCATTTGTCAAAATGTTTCTGGCAAGAAGGACCATCCGGAACTATTGCAATGATTCGACCGCCGTCTTTCAAATGTCGGTAGGCTTTTGCAAGATGTTCAATGGCCGTCTTCCCGCCTTTGCCGAACGGCGGATTCATAACGATCCCGTCGAATTTGTTGTGCAGGTCAAGGTTTTCAAAGTAGTTTTCAACAACTTTAGCATTGGAAACATTACGCATGAGTTTGGGACTCAAGTCATGCGACGGTTCGACAACGGTATTATAGGTGTCGTTCGGCATCCACCTAGCGATAGCGCCGTCACCGGCAGACGGTTCAAGCAAACTGTCACCTGGTTTGCTGTCGAGCCATTCAACCATTTTAAGCCCTAGCGGTTCCGGAGTCGCAAAGAAATCTATCCCTTCACGGGCTTTTGTCCGCGCGTTTCGTTTCTGCTTGCCAAAGTATACGCCTTTAGCACGGTCAAAGTCTGTCGTTTCATGCTGATTCTTATAGTCGATAGCTTTGCCACCAGTGCCTTCGGTTGCACTTCCAGGAAGGTATTTGTGCCATTCGTCGCCTTCTTGAGATTCTTCAAAGGCTTGTACATATGACGCTTTTAATTCACGAGCCATATCACCCAACGCAAGATTTTCGACGGTTGCCGCGCGTTCTGCTAGTTTAGTAGCAAATGCAGCCTGTTCCATATATGTACCTGTGTTTAGATACCGGAACATAGCATTTGATTTATTCCCTACACGGTAAATACGCCCTTCCTGTTGGATAGCTTCACTAGGTTTTGTAGGAAGTCCTAAATTAATCAATACACGTTGGTGCTTCCCGGTTGTATCATGCAAGGATACGCCCGCTTGACCTGCATCAGACTGTATAAGAATTACTTTAGTTTTGCTTTTATCATCATTGAAAGATTTTTTATTGGCTTCACGTTGTTTCTTGCTAAGCGTACCATTATACAACACAAGACTATCGCCAAATGCGGTTGTAAGAGCATTGATTGGAGATTCAAGGCCGTTTAAGTCGAGCCTCATTAAATCTGGCCGTTCTTGGCTAAACTTATCGTATTGTTCAAGGACCTTCCCCGCCAACTCATGGTCTGCTGCACGTTCTAGCTGGCTTCTTAATTCGGAACTCATGACAAAGGGATTGTTGGCACCGCCCTTATTGTAGTTGTGAAAAACAACTACTCTCTTTCCAGACTTCAAATATTCTTTGATGAGTGGCACCGCCTGTTTAGCTTTGATTGCTTCAAGAAGATACAACTTCTTAAACCCTTTAAACTGGTTGTTCAGGAATTCATATAAGTCTCTATATTCAGGCTTGTTTCTAAACCATTCAAAGGCCTCATCAATCGTTTTTCCAACTCCGGCATCAATGCGAATAAAGCCACGATCGTAGTCATATTCAGATGATAACATACGTCCGTGTATAGCCCCTGATTCAACGAGTTTGTGATTGAACTGCCGTTCCAAAAGGTCGGTATCTACTTCGGAGCCAGGGCGTTCCAAGCGATTGTAACGCATTTGATAGCCAAAATTTTCCATGTAGAACGTCTCTTTGCCATTAGCATTGTTATAGCCCTGTTCTTCCATAGGTCCATAATCGCTATAGTTGAAGAGATATCCGTTCGCATAGTCGAGATTAGCAACATGTTCAAAGGGCGTAGCTGACAGGAACACGACTTTAGATTGATTACGCTTAGCAAATTCAGCTTTATCTTCGGTTTCAAAGGCCTTTAGTTTTCCTCTAAGGCCTTGTACTTGTTCCTGCAATTCACGAGCTTCATCCTCAAGACTGCTTATCTTTTTATCGATTTCAGCATCCGGTAACTTCCCTTTACGGAGAACGTCACTTCGTTCTTTATCTAGTTTATCGATATTATCATGGATTGACTTTATTTTGGCAGTTAACTTCGTAATCGGCTCATCTAGTTCGGGGTGTTTATCGTGATGATACCGCTGGAATCCATCTTCATGCCCCGTAATTGCACGTACTAAGTTAAGCGCTTGTGTCGGTGTAGCCTTGGATCCACCCATTAATTTTTGACTTTCGTCTGTGATTACTAAATCAAATTCACGATTTACAAGTACATGGTTATCTCCAATATTTGCATATGTAGCCGTAACAGGGCCTTTGCCTGCATCTTGTTTATTTTCGAGTCGCGTTAACTTAATACCAAAAGATCTTTCTGCATCCCCCTCCCATTGATTTAACACGCCGTCACTAGGAGCAATGATAAGGATATTTGTTTTGCCTGCATCCATAAATCGTTTGACAATACCTAGCCCCGTATAAGTTTTGCCTGTTCCGGTGCCATTAGTAAACATCATACCATTATGGTTTTTAAAACGATCTTCTGCAAGCATCACGTCTTCAGCCTGTTCTGGAAAAAGCATAGGCAATGCTTTTTTTATGCTATCAAGAGTGCTGTCACGTTGCTCTTTTTGTACCTTTTCTATCGGGTTTTCATGCTTGGGTCTGTTTTCAACAGCTCTAACAGATTCGTCATTTCCTTTTGATTCATCGTCGGGCAATCCCTCAAAGCTATCTCTAACGCTTCTTGATAGCTCAACACTTCTGGAGCGTCGATCCGAGGATTTTTCAGTTTGTACTGTGCGATTGCTAGTCTCTCCGCTAACAGCGGTGCCACGATTTGAAACGCCGACATCGCCATTTTTTCGTTCTTCGGGTTCTTTTCCTGTCGATGTAAAATCTCGTCCGCCGCTGCGCACGGGTCCTCCGCTTTGAACACTACCTTGCCCCAATACGTTTTCACTGGCCCCTTCGCCAGATCGTGAAGCCAACTTATCGGTGCTGCTATTAACATTGTTCGTCGCTCCTTTCAATTCTTCAACACTAGGATAGTTTATAACTGCATTATACACCGCGTCAAAGTATCTTGCATTACGTGCGCCTAATGTCCCGATAAATTCACGACGCAAAAGGACTTTGTCAGTCATTCCATGGTCATACATTGATCCGACATACTTAACCGCCGCCGTAAACCGCTTTTCGTCAAGGCTGGCATTTTTAGGCATCGATTGTAACGAAGTCCAAACCGAACGCAAAAACGGTTCGCCTTGTGGCATGGTTTCCTTCATAGCCCTTGCCCAACTAGCAAATGTATTCAGTCCGCGTTGTACATGAATGGCTCCTAGCTTAACCATGTGGTACATGAGCGTTGGATTAAACATAGGATTAGAGCTAATTTTAGAAAGTTCAGCAAGAATGGCTTTCTTTTCAGCTTCCAATGCCGCGTCGCTATCATCTAACAAATGGAACGTCTTGTTTATTGTTTCATTGTCCTTCGGAGTCGTGGCCTTTTTAGGTGTTTCCTGTGTTTCTCTAGGGTTTGGTTTTTTATTCTGTTTGACTGTTTCTTTTGTCGTTTTATTTGCAGGACTAGGACTATCAAAGAATCCCTTTTTAGAAGGTGTGTTTTTTGGCTTGTCGTGTTTTTTAATACCAAATGCGGCCATAACGGCTTCTTCGGCATCAGCCACACTTCCAAATCGAGCATCTTCTCTAGCAAGCTCGCTTGTATTATTTTTAGCGGCGTCTTTTACTTTCTCTTGTGCATCGTCCTTAGCACTTACAACCGCTTCCTTCTGAGCTTTCTTTTCTTTGCGTTTCTTGGACGCTTCTACACTCATTTGATTAGCGACAGCCATTGCGTCATTAACCATGCTGTTTACCTGAGTCCGTTCGTCATTGCTTAACTGCTTGTCAGTCTTGACGAGTTCCATGTCATCGAACGTGCCGTATGTAGCATGGCCAGCATCCATCAAGACACGTTTCAGTTTATCCTGTGTCTGCTTCGGAGTCAGCTCTTTATTCTGTAACTTGTTGGAAATATCGTCAATGACCTTTCTGAACGGATCAGTATGAGATGACTGTACTTTTGGCGTTTCCTGTTCAGACTTTTTACTTTGCTCTTTTTTTGCCTTTAATTCACGGATGTGTTCTCTTAAAGCCCCTGATGTAATTTCATCGTTAGCCTCTATAAGATCAATATGTATCTGATGATGTTCATCGTCATTCCTGTCTACCTTATTTGCTGTTTCGGCATCATGGAATTCTTTTTTTAGTTCATCTAGTTGTTTTTCAGCTTCCTTATATGTGATTTTTCCTGACTTTGCGTCGTCACGAGTTGTATTTACACGGTCATTTAAATCCTTGTAATAGGCTAATTTTTCCCGTTCTTCGCTTGTAATGGTATCGGCTGAATGATTTATTTCTTCTTGTACGTCACCTTCGGTACTTTTTTCGGAAACGGTACTTTGCGCGTCTTTACTTTCAGCTTGCTGACGTTCGGCGTTCCGGCTGTTATCTTCGTTGCCTTTTTCATTTGTATCGACTTCCTTTCTTGAAGTAACCATCTTGGCATTTTCTGGTTTAATGTGTTTGAATTTATCTTTTAGAGATTGTCCGTTGGCTTGCTCGTAAAGATTTGCAACCGCCTGTTCGGCTCCATCATAAAGCAGATTCATAGCAGGGTTATCCTTAAAGTTCATGTTCCACTCGTTAAGTGCTGATTCCCCGCCAGCGCTTTTTATTGCACCATCTATGCGTTTTGCAAACTCGTTCCGAACTTGATTATGGATAATAGCTCTCGCTTCTGCTTCTGTTTTAGCATTCTCAAAGGCCCTATGGAGCTGATTTACGTCAAATTTCATCGTCCACGGTCCATCCTTGCCAACGGCCGTACTCCATGTAGTAATTTCCCCGTTTTTTAGACCGCCTCTCCACTGATTGCCGTCTTCTTTATAAACTGCTTTGAAAGATTCTGGCTTTTCTTTTTTGGTCGGAATATCGTTTTGTTCATTCTGTCTTTGTGTGGAGACGTCACTATCCGTAGGACTCTGTACAAGTTCCTGCTTGTTGTTGGGAGAAGGCGTAGCAGTCGTTTTTATGGTCGTTTTGGCGGCTTCTCTTGCCTGTGCCTGGGACTGCTGCAACTGGTCAGCCAATGAAGCCTGCTGTTCTTCTGTTCCGTTTCTGAACGTATCCATATATTGTTTGAATTGCGGATGATTGCGGTCAAACGTAGACAGAATACGGCCCAACTGGGCGTGTGGTGCTTCCGTCTGATTCTTTGGTGTAACTTTGTCGGCGGCTTTTGTTGTAGGCGTTGCATTATCGGCAATTGCCTGTTTAACGGCATCACCAATTTCTTTCTTATAATTGACCTTAATGTAGTTTCTGTTTTCTGGAGTGTCTACGAATTTCGGCTGTCCATTAGCATCGTTCGTAAACATGCCGTCCAACGTATTCACTTCATCAATGTCTTGAGAGCTATCCAGAACATTTTTAGCTACATCCGGAACAACGTCATCGGCGGTTACTTTATTTTCTCCGTTAAGTTTGGCCTGATCTTCCTGTGCTGCTTTCCGTGCTGCCTGCGCTTCCTGATCAATTTCAGCGTTTGTACGCTCCATAGAATCGTCATTCATAATGTCGTTCATAGCAGCATTGCTATCAGCCTGAATTTGATTCATTTCGCTATCAAACTGACTTTGCATTCTTTCAATATCGTTGTCTGATGAGTTATTAGAAACGGTCGCATTGCCAGAAATAGGGCCTCCATTATTAGAAAAATGTACATGGCCGCCAGTTGCATTAGCGCTAGGGTGTTCGTATTCATCAAGCGGAGTCAGTCCCAATTCCTGCCCGCGTTGCATGAGCCATTCACGAGCATCTTTATTCTGTTCAAGAAAATCGGATGCAGTGTCAAAGGCATTGCCGGTATTATGGTACGAGGCGTTCGGGTCCCCGTCTCTTTTCATCGATGTAATAGAAAGTCGCTGTCCGAATTGTTTATAGAAGTCATGCGCAAGAATTTGTAATTTGTTGATTGTATCCTGGGTTTCACCTTCTACGTTTGGAGCATCAGCTTCACTGATATCATAGTAGGGATTTCCATTTTCATCGAGAACGTTACCGTCATAGCCGCCACTAGAATTTCCAACGTCACCCATATTGTCATAGTTATTTTTAACCATGTCCCGATACTGTTCAGCTTCTGGGCCAGAACCATTGTAAGCACGAACGCCTGCCCATACGTCACCGTTTTCACCGGCAATTTTAGCTTTAAGGATAGCCATACCGACCATGGCGTTTTGATACGGGTCTGTTTTCCAATCCGGATATTGTTTGTCGAGTCCTAAATCTTCAACGGTTTCGTCCTGTGCCTGCATAATGCCATATACTCCATCATGAGGTTCGGGCATCCCGATTGCATTAACATCATCGCCTCCACTTTCGCGGGCTGCAATGGCCAGGCCCAACCGCGGGTCTACGTCAGAATCATTAGCCGCTTGAATGACTGCATTAACCATCGAATTACCGGTATTAGCATTCATGCTGCTGCGTGTAACAGGCTGTTTTTGTGCAGCCGTTTCTTTTTGAGCTTTAATGACACTGTTATAAGCGTTGTTGACTTCTTCTGGAGTGCCATTTCGGATAACACCAACAAGCCAGTCATAGTTTTCCTGGCCAATCTGGTCTACCGTATTATTGTTCAAGAAATTATAAATTTCTTCTTTCTGAGTGAATGCATCAAAATCAGCCATAGACTGATCTATAGAGTCCTGCGCATTATCATTTTGACTTTCTGCATTATCAGATGCAAGTCTAGCAATAGCTGAAACGTTAGGGTCTTTACTGTTAGAAATATATTCGGCAGCTGCTTGCTTCGTATTAAATACAGGGTTGCCACTTTCATCGGTCGTAATATTAGGTCTAGAAGACATAGACGCAGCAATATGTCCCGGTGTACTCATGCCAATACCACCAATAGCCCCCGCTAAAAAACTGTCTCGCTGATCATCCGTCCATGCATATGGATTGAACGGGTTCCCCCAAGGCTTGTCTTCTGCATTGTTTTGAATAACCTGCTGTATATTTTCCTGCATCCCTTCGTTGGCTGCACCCAACGCTACGCCAGGAATCGATCTAGGGATAGCCATTCCAAGACGTTTAGCAGCGCTTTCGGTTACACTTGGTCGGAAAACTTTCGCGCCAGCACCTTTCATCAAGGCATATTCAACCGGGCTTGTAACAAGTCCTAATGCCATATTTTCAGCCATTACAGGAGCGCCTTTAAGCATTGCTTGACCATAACTAAGGCCCTCATCCTGCAAATCTTTTACGGTATTCCCATATTCACCAGCCGATTCAAGAAGGTTCTTACCAATGGCACCTTTAACCATATCCGGTGCAATTTCTTTAAACGCCGCCGATCCAGCTACTTTCCCCAGTCCGACGCGACTAAGAGCCTTTCCCATAACACCAGCACCGCGGCCAACAATACTTGCGGGGACTGCTTCGGCCGCTGGCACCATTGCAACGGTCGAGCCAAACCCCTGACCTAACCAAAACGCAGCTTGGTTAGGATTTGTCAAAATATTATCGCCATATTGTGAGTCCCATTCGTCACGTACTGGTTTCCAATAATTTTCATAGGCGTCGACTGCGTTTTGTACGCTGTCAATCCCAACGAGCGAAAGTGGAGAGCCCATGGCGTTCGCCGCGCCTTCTGCAAAGCCCATCCCAAAGGCGGTACCGTGTGGATATTCTTGAGCATTCTTTTTAAATCGTTGTTGTGTGGTTTCTCCCCACACATCCCACGGTTTAACATACCCGCCATTATACGTCGGGTATTGTGCAAGTGCCTCTGCACGACCTGGAGCTATAAAGTTAGCAGCAGCATTGGCCCACGAAGTAAGGTTAGGAAGAAACGAGTCTCCCGACTGTTGGCCAGACGAATCCGCGGCTGCGGACTGTTCTTTGTAGTAATCCAGATTTTTATCGCTTTCTAAGTCACCGCCATTCACCATGCGGACGAACTTATCATAATATGGCATTGACTGTCACACTCCTTTTAAGGATTTAAGAAAGGTATTGAATAGCCTGACTTTCTAAGGTCTTGAATAACAGACGGTGCGTCGGCCGAATTTGCTGCATAGAGTGCTTTCGCGATTTCAACGTCGGAAAGATTATTCTGCCCGTTAGCCTTGTCCATTATCATATCAGTTGCAAAGCTGTATAAGTCATTGTAGTTACTCAAGTCATAGTTCGGATTAACCGACCTCGATATAAGATTTTTGGAATTAATATAGTCACTGTTCGACTTCCAGCTATTATCTTCATCTTTTTCATGTTCCTTTTCCCAATAATTAACGAATTTATAGGCGTTTGCTACTGCGTCTTTATCTGTGTTTCCACCAGACGACGATCCGCCGCTACGACCGGATGGTCTTTGGCTTGCTTTGAAGTTATCTTCCCATTCCTTAAACTTACGTTCTTTTTCTTTTTCGCTTGACTGCCACCTCATACGATTATTTTGAAGTGTGCTGTTAACCTTTCCTTGCAATATAATTCTGTCGTTAGCGTATTGATTGGTAACTGCCATTTGTCGTCGTTTTATCTGGTCGCCTATGTCGGCCATTTCTTTCTTTACGCCGGTAGCGTAGAAATCACGTCCTCCAGGAGTATTCGAGAGCAGGTAAGAGGCAATATTAGGATCGTACTGTTGCATAGCCTGGGCATAAATAGAAGCGTCCGAATAGTTACCTTGATTGATTGCATTCCAATACTGGGCGGCTATTTGACCGGCTCTATATTGGTTGTAGTCATTTTCTTGTGCCTGCCATTGTGGTCGATAACGTTCCAACGTCGAGTTTACGACCTCGATAGGCATATCATGTTGAATTGCCCAGTGTGTAAAGTCGGATTCATTCTTTTGCGCATCAATGTGCGGCGGAATGTTTCCGTTAAGACTGGTTCTTAAACTGCCTTCCGTTGGTGCCAGCGGGCGCGTATTATATCTTGCAATGTTGTTTAAATACCCTTTCATTTCCGTTTTCTTTTTGGGATCTGTTTCGGCGTCTACAATTTGCTTAGCAGCAACATATTCCGGGTTTTCACTTCTAAGCAGATATGCCGGAGTGTTGTCCAACTGGCTAGACAATTCCTGTTTTTTCGTCGGATCGGTTTCTTTGTTGTACTTATCCAGCAAGTCTTTGTAGTCCGGATTATCTATTTGTGTTTCGCCTGGGAACAACTGATTCATGAGTTTCTGCGGGTCGTTCGGGAATAATCCGCTTTTATTATCGCCATTATTTGCCGCCTGTTCGACGCTAGAAGGCGTTTTATTTTGCTGTTGGTCCTGAGTGTCGCCTTGTATCTGTTGATTAGTCTGAGCGTCATTCACGGCCTTTATGGGCTGTTCATTGTTATCTTTGATTGGCGCATCCGGTTCTTTGATTGGTGTATCGTCTACCGGCTTTATAGGCACGTTGTCCTGAATTGCCGACGTTGTATCAATGGGCAATGCGTCGGCTACATTACCATCGCTTTTTAAATACGGATTTTTATATTTCCAAGCGTTATCGAGATTTGACTGGCCAAAAGATAAATTACCGTTAATAGGCTGGCCAAGCTGGCCTGTTATGGCAGGAATGTTCTGCTTGCTTACTGGCGGTATATCAACGTTGGCCGTGGGTAATACGCCCATGCTCTGCGCTACCGTAGCCTGTGGATTATTACTTTTAGCGGTATCACTCGCGGCCATTTGTTGCAAGGTATTAAAGTCTAATAATCCTTTACCGTTGCCGGCCTTGCTCTGATTATTAAGATAGTCAGCGAATGAGATATTGCCCATGAGGTTCCCATCTGCATCCGTAGCCGTCGGATAATATTTGCCCAGATTGTTATCAGCATACATGGACGGTAAAAACGTAGGCGATTGATAATTTACGGCTCCTGTATCGGCATTGTAATTTAATCGCCCAGGAACATTTTGCAGGTTAGTAAGATAGTCGGCTGCTACCTGGTTCGGATTTGCACCAAAACCGCTATAGGCGTTACCAATTGCGGCCGTCTTACCGTCTGCCATCATGGGAGTCGAGTTAGTATCATACAAAGGTACATCGTCCGGCATGGATACGGGATTCTGCTGTCTAAACAACATCTGATCCGCTTGTTTCTGCTTATTGTTTAAATAATTCTGACCAATAGCGTTGCCAATTAACATGCCAAGCGCATACTTCGGGTCATCCCAGGCATATTTTGCAAAGTTAACCTGTGGCAACGTCTGCGTATTATATGGACGAGTGTATTGCCGTGTAGCATTAGCAGCAATATAGTCCGGAGATTTAGCCATTTATATTATTCCCCCTCTACCCAATTATCGGTACTACCGCCTTTAGCGATAAATCCATCGGCATAATAATTGTTGTCACCGGTAAGCTGCAAATCATATACTTTTCGCTCTCCGGAATAAACCATATTAACGACGCGGCCCTTACCTTTAAGCGTCGTACCAAGAGTCATATTGCCGATTTCTTTCCAGCCGTCGTCAGTAAGCAACGGTTGCGTCAATGTTGCGCTAACATAATTCGTGTTCACGCCGTCCTTACATACGAGGTTCCAAACATCGTTGTATTTAGGCGTAAGAGTTTGTTTGACCGTCTCAACCGTTTCGGTCCCGTCTTCATGCGGACAAAGTACGGCATCGCCAACTTTAACGTCTGTAATTTCTTTTTCGGTTCCATCTTCCATACGGATTTTGGTTTCGGGCGCAAAACAGAAAATAGTTGCATTGCTTGCAAGGCCTGTAAGAATCCCGCCAAACAAACCGCCGCCGCTTGTGCTTTGTGTCTGCTTTGTCGTTCCCTTTCCTGCTAGGCTAGATAATGCCCCGGTCGTTGCACCATTAAGTCCCAAGGATGCATTCCACAAGTTAATTGCCGGCTGTTGTGCTCCTTCCTGCGCAGCTGCGGCCGTTGCAATCGGCTGCCCGGATGCATCGATATTTTGACCGTAAATGTTAGCTAACTGGGATAAGGTATTGTTCCAATTTTGAGCCATAGCATCACTAGCACTATCGCTAATCCCTTTCATCCCTGTATTCATCACGGAGCTATTAACGACGCCTCTAGCCCCCATATCCTGCAAAAGATTGCCCATGGAGTTATTAACGCCGCTCTTAATAGAGTTTTCCATCGCCGTTTGATAGGTGGCTGGAATCTGACCTTGTGCCAAACCTCTAAGGCCATTTTGTCCCCACTGGATTTGACTAAGAGCGTTTTTCATGAGCTGATTATAATCAACCTGTGTATCGCCCAGGGAGTTATACAACATATTGCCGGCAACGTCATTGAGCTTTTTTGCGTTCGGCATGACGTACTTAGAGTATTCTAAGGCCTGTTGCTGCATAGCTTTTTCTTCCGCTGTCGGTGTATAAGTTTGCGTATTGGAGCTTGATCCGCCTTTTTTGCCCATTCAATCACGACCTTTCATTAGCGTTTTTCCATGGCTTATACTGCCTTCGGAGTTCGTTCGTCACATAATAATCAATGGTACCGTCGTCATTTTCCTTCGGTGTACAAACAACTTCACGACCGTTTTTATCTGAACAGATATACCGGTGTACACCATTCGTTTCAAAGTCCTGCTCAATCTTCCATCCCCAATAGCGGATATATGCCTTAATCGGCAGTATACACACCGTAATAATGCGGTCGTACCCAAACTGCAAGGCTACACATTCCAGTGCATCACGCCAGAATTTAGCGTCATTGCACAGGTTCCAACATAGAATGGCATGATCTTCATCTAAGCCCTTCCATTGGCAAAACCCGCGTTCCGGTATATACCACGTTGTAAATCCAGGCAAAAACATAAATTCATCGTTAGTTTTACGTTCATACTCTTTTATCCATGCTAATAACTCTTTTCGTTCCATATTATTACTCCTCAAAGGTCCGCTACGTCGACAATGATATGGTCCACGGTAAATCGATCATTAGATTTAACTATTATGTCCATACAGTCGGTAGAGTGGTTACAGCGGAACACATGCCTATCGGCCGTAGATACCGGCACGGATAACTGTCCTTCGGTCAATGTCGCCGTGCCTGCATAATCTGCTGTGAATTTTGTATCGACTCGTTTCATAAGTATCTGATTGGCACTAATAACGGCTTTGGGATGAAGGATATATGAAATAGGCTCTCCATCGTCGTCAAGATACTGGCTGGACCATGAGTATAACTTACCCTCACTAGCTACGATGATATCGTCCGTCGTTTCAACGATACTATTTACAGGAACATTGAATAGTAATGTAGTAGCACTTCCAAGCAAGTAATTATAGGCAACAAAGTATCTGTAATTGCTTGTCGGACGGATTAATATCATGCAATGCCGCTGTAAGTGGAAAAAGCGAGGTTCGTACATGTTTTCTGTTATCAGGCCATTAAATTTATCACCAATATCGGACGTTTGAATATTTCCGTATTCCATGACCGCCGATAAGGTCTTTAATCCCCTGATAGACTGAAATATAACTGAATTGCCTATATTAACCGCGCATCGAGTACCAGCAATATCTGTATTGTTAGCAATTTCTGTTACTTGCCAATTACTAGGCTCTGCATCCCCGGATAACTGGTATATCTTGCCATTTGATTTGATGAATATGATGTCGGTCGCAAGTGGTACAATGGCAACTATGGTACCGCTGTCACCGTAACCAACTTCCAACCATTGGTTTTTATCAGCTCTATTAGTGTCTTCTTCCCAATCTGTACCGTCTCCAATACCGGATAAATAAAAACCGTCGGTGCCTTCCATTGATACGGCTATACGGGCAAATCGCTGAAATACTAAATTACACGTCGGGCTGGATGATACCGTTTGCAACGTACCGTTTTGAGTGTAGTCGTAGTATTGCAATTTACCGCCACTAGCAATCCATACTTTATCCATAAATTTAGCGCACGTCGGTTCATAACTTCCGGTCAATTCTCCAATATATTCCGGCTCTTGACCTATTATATATCGGTAAGCCCTGTTCTTATTCGTAAAACACAAGAGAAGGTTCGTATCTACGTCGTACCACATATCGCGGATACCTTCATCGTCGCTCATAGTATAAAGCAGGCCCAGTCCAGCCCGCCCCGTCAGCCGCTTACTGTCTCGCGCATAAATAAAATTTTGCGCTTCTTGTAATTCAGACAGGTCAATCTGTTCCGGAGCCTGCGATATATTAATGCCACCGACGAGTGAAGAAAACGTGATAGACTGTGAGTTGTGCTTGTTTAGTCGTCTCATTTTCTTCCCTCCGTCTTTTATTTTGCGATATATCCTATAAGCAACGTACCCGCAATGACTGCCCATGTATCGCGTTGCCGTTTCAAACGCGCGTCTTTTTTAGTCATTTCGTTGATTTGCTCTGTCAATCTCGTCAAAGATTCTTTTTGCCTGTTCAAGCTTTCGTTGGCTTGATTCAATGAGCTGTCTGCTGTCGTTAATGACTGCTTTGTTTTCGTCAACTGTTCTCTGGCTATCGTCAATTGCTCTTGTAACGACGTCGAGTTGTTGTCTAGCTTGTCTAATTTGCTCTGTAGCTGTATTAATGTTGTCTCTTGCTCGCTGATTATCGTCTTCAACTGATTGTACTGTGTTAACGACATTTCTATTTTCTCGTTCTGCGCTATGGTTGTAGTATCGGTACACAAGCCAACCGCCGGCAATAACAACGCACAAGAGAACACAAGCAACGACAATATTCTTTTTGTTTTGTGCAAACTTATCAGCCTCCCTTTTTAACTGCGACAGATAAAACACTGGATCACCTCCTAGTTTTCCGAAAACAAGTAATCAGCATACATCCAGTTACCATCAACCAAGCGGCCGCCAATCGGTAACTGGTCCGTGTCCTGCCAGACAAAAGCACGGATATCATCGGTTCCGCCCCATTCGGCGTTCCATACGGAGCAATCCAACGTCCGCCAGTCAATCGGCCCGCCACCGCGCCCGCCGCTATCAGTGACAGCGCGTTCAAGCCAACTGTAAGACGCATATACGCCTGTTTGAAGTCCTATATTCTGAATCCATGCACGACATTGAGCTGTAGCGTTATCCCCTGAAAAAACGTAGCCATTACGCTCTTTCCAGCCGTCAGCGTCTTCGAGGTCATAGAATACAGGAAGTTCCAATAATACGCCGCTGTCTGCGATGATTGCGGCGCATTTTCGCGCGTGTTCGGCTGTCGTTACAGGGAACAGGCTATAATCGTAGTGGTATGCGCCAACTAGTAATCCGTACTCATGAGCCATTTGAACGTTGTGGCGGAACTCTCCGTCCTCATGCCCATTCCCCCAAGAGCAACGTACATAGACGAATTTACAGCCTGCATCTACCGCAGACTGCCAAAAGTCCGCGTCTAAATAGCCGTTATTTTCCGATACGTCAAACCCTCGAATCATCTTTCCACCTCCCGTTTTGTACTCTGTGTTGTAACCGGCATTGCATATCGTGCGGAATTAAAACGCGAGTCCATGCCGTACTTTGTCCAGGCAGCTTTGGCCAGCCCGACAACCGTAGCAATACCGCCGGCAACCGCAGTTACTCCGCTCCAACAACTGGTCAATTCAAAATGGGTACCGCGTAATGCGTTGGACCAATACCCAAACAGCCAACTGAATAATACCAAACAAAGGAAAATCATCATGATGACTGACATGATAACAACTAATTGGAGCCAGTGTTTTTGCCCCCATTCGCCTAAATCTATAATTTTATTCTTCATTCTGATTCACCCTCTTTCATCTTGAGGACGTTATTGTATACGGCTGTCATGACTCCGTTTTTACCTAACTCGTGATAGCAATCGTACATGTTGCAGAAATTTTGCTTTTCATCAAGGGAGCATCCCCGTTTTTTAAACCGCTCATACGACATTAACATGTCATTTCTCAACAAAGCTTGTACGCCTTTGTGTAATGTTAATGTTGATCGGTACAAGCCGAAGAAATAAGCGGAGACACTTGAAATAGCCGCAATGACTATTGTCGTTACTATTTGTTCAACCATAAATACCCCCTCGAAAGGAACTTTGAAATATGAAATTACCTAATGGATACGGAACTTGCTATAAACTATCTGGGAATCGGAGGAGGCCGTTTGTCGTGAAAAAGACGATAGACGGAAGACAAAAGATACTGGGCTACTTCGATACGTTTGCTCATGGCATCGCCTACCTTTCTTCTGTCAATGAATCGCCATTAATCGACGATAGTATTACCTTCGCTGAACTGTTTCTACGTTGGAAACAGTTGAAATATAGTCGGTTATCCGTATCCAGTTGCAAGAGCTATGACAATGCCTTTAGACACTGCCACAAGCTGCATAAACTGCCTTTTCGTAGTATCCGATATGGTCATTTGCAAGACGTTATCGACGACATACAGGCAGGATACTGCACACAAAAGAAGTGTCGCGGACTATTAGAACAACTATACCGTCACGCAATCAAGTACGATATCGTTAGCACCGACTACGCAAGATATATTGAGCTAAAACCACACATTAAGAAATACAAGAAAAAGCCATTCACGGTCAGACAAAGAAATAAGCTTTGGCGTGCCGTAGATGATAATCCGGATGTCATTGATGTACTCATCCTTATTTATACAGGCCTTCGAATTGGAGAATATTTGCGACTCACGCCACACGATGTGAAGTGGCGCAGCCACTACTTTATCGTCCAACAATCTAAAACAGCATCAGGCACCGGACGCGCTGTACCCATTCATAAAAACATTTATAAATGGTTTGTATCTCGTAAAGAACAAGACTACATCTGTCAGCACGAAAACGGGACTCCATATACCTATGATTCATTTAGACGACGGTTTGACTCCGTTATGAAGTCTTTCGGGATGCACCACACACCACACGAGTGTCGACATACTCTAGCCTCAATGCTTGATAGCGTCGGAGCTAACGACACGGCCATAAAGAAAATACTGGGTCATGCCTGCCGCGGTGTAACAAAACACGACTACACACATAAAACAATTCGTGAGTTGCGGAAGGCTATTGACGCGGTTTAACCGTTGGGGAGTTGGCTAGTCATTATCCGCGCGTTTCATGCGACTCTGGCATGCCTTCCGGTGAACCTTCTAGGGAACTATTCAAAACCGTTGACTGCCGGGACCAATACGGGCCACGCTCGTTGCCTAACGCGTGGGGGAAGATTGGCAATGATGAATATCACAATAACATCTCTCCGTCAAAGGCCGCATACGCCTGGCAACGTACTATGTAGCCGTTGGGGAGTTGCCGTCTCATCAGCACGAAATTCCATTTTGGATGTGGGCCGTATCTTTTAGATATAACTCTGGCACCTATCAAATACCTCAACAAACTAACGGCAATGCAGTTGAATACGCTAACGGAAAAACTAATCAACAACAGCTCGTAACCGCAACTGGTGGTAACGGCTATCACTATAATGTTTCTCCGTGTAAATCAGTATATGTGTGGTATCGGATTAGCTGATTCTTTTCCAAACATATACAGCCTTACAAGGAGATATGTTTGTATGGTAATTATCATTGCCAGTTGGCTTGGTTATTCCGCACGTATCACCGTATCTTCCGCCAGCAGTTGTGAATGTTGTATTACTCCATTGAATAACTCCGCTTAGCAGATAACCGCCGTTAGAGCCACTAACACCTGTTTCATTATTTTTGTTCCAAATGGAATTGTAATGTTCGTGCGAGGCTAACTCCCCAACGGTTAATTGATGCTCAAATTCACCGTACTTTTGACCGGCCTTAAATTCTTTCGTCCACGTTGTACTTCCATGCTGTTCTGTAGCCTTCCCTTGCGCCACCAATGTATAGCCTGGTGTCAGTGCTTCCCAGGTCCCGCCAAACAATTCGCTTGGGTCCGTAGGGTCATCGGAGAAATAATAGCTACCAACAGGGTGTGCCTGCAATAGAATATTTTCTATTATGCTGGCCATATTCTTGATTATGTCGTCGACGTTTTGCGTCAAATCAATTGTATTTTTACCCAAATATTTATTTCACCTCTGTTCTTAACGTGTTCTTTATTGCAGAACAAATAACAACGGTCAATCTCGTAAAATACGTAATTTACTCGTGTTATTTATTTGTTCTTTACGATAATAATCCATAAAACGGCTTAACCATGCCATTTATCACGTCATATAGGCTGATAGTTCAGCTTCATTTTTGCAATTATTAATTGCGTCACGGATTTTCATGAACCACTCGTAAGCCGCTATCTGCTGCTTTCTAGCCTCGTTCCCGGCTGCTATGAGCTGTTCTTTTGTTACGTCGATGAAGGCAAGGCTATTAGACGAATCGCGCACCTTATACTTACCTTTATCAGTAATAAGTGTTAAGGCCGTCTGCCATTCACGCTGGCTCTTTTCGTCCGTGCTAAATCGCAGATCGTCCACTACAACATCAGCTTCTTTTTTAGCGATGTATTTATTGTACTGAATTGACAAGGCTTTTTCTTTTAATTCGCTTAGTGTAGGCGGTACATATTCACGCCTTGCTTTTGCTTCGATGTAGGCCGTAACATTGTCGATATAGCCTTCATACATAGCATCAGGATAGTCTTTAAATTCATCATCTACACAACATTGTTTCTGCGTGTCATCATAGATGATTTTATTCGGGACATTGGTAATTCCGCTATCCACTTTGAAATTATCAGCGGTGTCGCTGTACTGTTCACCTTCTTTGATGATAAGTACAGCGTTATCAATGATTTGAAAAACTCTCATTTTTTCTCCTTTCAAGTTCTCTACCAATGAATTGGCAATTCACGGACATGGAGCCAGTATATCTAGCACCAGTTTAGTCGGTACGTTAGGGGCATATACATGGGACCACTTAGCTAGTGGTATTGTGTCGGCCCAAGATATGAATGGTAGTGTTAACCCAAGCGGACATTACGGGTACTACAAATATACTGTTAATGCTTCACATGGGCATTCAATTAGTCTTTCGAATACGGGCGGAAACGATCGTCATGAAAATCGTCAGCCGTATCTTGTTATTAATAGGTGGAAACGAAATGGTTAAGCTGTTCTTCTCCATCTATTTACAACGGCGTATGGAGGCCTATTTTCATGATTTCCGTTACCGCCTGTGTTGCTAATAGTAATGGTGTGCGAGTGGTCGCCATTCCAACTAGTGGTTTGATTATTCCAATAGTTAGCACCGCCAGCACCAGCATTTTCGTCCTTACCGTCAACAATAACGCGCAAGGTGTGATTATGACCGCCATTCGTACTTGAACTTGCACCATGTGAATGCGAAGGCATTTCATTGGTAGTTATGCCGTGCGTTTCCAGCGGTTAACGACAACATACGGCGGTCTATTCTCGTGATAACCATTGCCGCCAGTTGCAGAAATATTGATTGAATGCGAATGACTATTTTGGCTTGTAGTAGTATTACCCCATTTACCATTATTGCCACTATGTCCACCCAGAAAGTCGGACCCGCCGATAACGGTCCAAGCCGTATGAGTATGACTATCTGTCGAGGCGCTTGCTCCATGTCCGTGTGAGGCCAACTCATTGGTAGTGAGTTTGTGTTTAGCTTCACCGCCTGTAGCGCCAAGAGAATAACTATACGAACCGCTACTATCAGAATATGAACCACTAGATACAAGAACGCGACCACCGTCCATGAGCGACCATGTTGTTCCCGGCCATAACTTATTCGGGTCGCTACTCGTAGTAGACTCCCATATAGAGCCTACAGGGTACACAATGTCAATTACCTCTTTAACGCTTCTTTGCTGTACCTTTTTCCACGTTCCATCGGCTGCTAAGTAGTAATCTGTTTGCGTTCCTGAGGCAGGTGCCGGTACTAGCCCTTGTTTTCCGGCTGCGTTTGAAGTTGCTCCTTTAAAATTGGTAATAGATTTAACACCACTCCCAACGGCATTATCCACATATCCTGTTGACGGCAATAATTCCCACTTAACCGGAGATAAGTTTGTCAGCAAGTACATATTATTATTATCGTCAGTCCGAACACATGTCATACCTACTTGCAGATTTTCGGTAGGGAACACTGTACCACTGAAATTACTGGCTACAGACTGTATGTTTTTATCCGCCTTGCCTAGGTACACGTTACACGCATCAGTATCGTATAACTGGCTGTATTCCTGCATATTGTCACCATCCTTTTGCTACCCATGATATGACGCCAGTTGTTAACTTATCGTCCGTATCATGTAATTCAACTTCAAAATATCGTCCGCCGTCATCTGACTTGTCCGTTGATATAATGCGAGGTACAAGTGATGTAGTACTGCTGCCACCTTTTACCGTAACCTGTACTTCCGGCGGATTATAGTAATGTTTGTTGTAATATACTTTTGTTGCTCTGGTCGCGTCTTTAATCTGTATTTGTCCACGATCGTCGGTATCATCAATATCTACATGAGGTGCAACGTCATATAAGAGCGGCTGCGAATGTGTCGCGTTGCTTACCACTCGTAAGCGTAGCATTGCTTTCTCGTACTCATAATCGCCAACGTTAAAATCGGTAAATTCTTCATACAGCGGCGGCGTGTCTGACATAGCCAAGAAATCAGCCGCTTCTTTCGCCGAACTAACGACCTGCAAAGCCTCTATATAAGCGTTACTAGCCCTTAAATAAGCATCGTATACGGCAATATCTTCGGCTGGATTCTTCCCGGCATCCTTTGAAAGAGAATCACCTACGACAACTAAATCGCTTAATACACGCGAAAATACAGCGTCTCTATTGAAAGATTCTTCTACCGATAACGCCTCTTTTAGCTTATGTTCCGTCTGAACGAGTAATTTATCTGCGATGATTAATCGTTCATCTTGTTGGTTGTATATATCACGATTTATCTTATCCAAGGTTTTCAATTCCTCTCGCAAGGTTTTTATGGTATCCCAAACCTTGTACCAACCATCGTTAATAGATAGCTGTTCATGGTTTACCGTATCCATGCGCTTTGATATCGCATCCATCGCCTGTATCTGTTCACGCATATACTTTCGCATATAACGGGCAATCTCATCAGATACCCGGACCGATTCATATAAGACATGTTCAAGTGTCTGTCTTTGTCCTTCAATTACAGATATAGACTCCGCCTGTTTAACTTTTGATACCTTGCGTAAAAAATCCATAAAATATAGCGCGTCATATAACTGTTTTTGGGCCGTTTTCCGTATAACGTCAGTAGCACGTATATTTTCAGAAATATTAATGAGAAAGAGTACATTATCCCAATATATTTCCGTTACATGGAGCATTTCACTTCGGATAATACTTAGAATATTCTTCTCATCATCAGTCAGTGTCACCGTTTGCTCTTTGTACTTTGGTTTGGCATGACTCATATACCTGTCTATGGCTTTTATCGTTTCAGGAAAAGAGCGGGCTAGGTTATTTATAAGGAGCGGCGTAACCGTTAGCGATTCTTTCTTTCTGGGATACAATCGTTTCCGCTGATGATCCAATACCGTTATTTTTTCTCTGATCATCCGGAACCAATTAAAGAAGGCGACATGACTATCAACAATCAAAACAACTTCACAAGGATTTATGTACACGGCCTTTATCGGTCGTTCCATTATTTGCAAATCCTCTTTAGTTTGCTTTCGGGAAACGCTGCTTTGGTTTTCAAACATCAACACCGATTCATCAGAGGCGCGTAGCCACTCTAAATCACGGCTATATTCGTCTGTAACGCCAGTTACATCCAGCCTTAGAGTGTTTATATGTTTGGCGCTCTTTTCTGCGATACGGAGCGAATAGCGGTTGTTTTTGGTGTATGCTGTGCGATTGCTGTCACTAATACCAAACGATTCCTTCTTTGTCCCTGATGTATAATCCGATTTATTGATATCCCGAACCTTGACGCCTTCTAGCATATGCAGATTGAAATTGACGTTATCCCAATATGTTTCACGGAAGATAATTCTGTCTTTCAAGCTATGATAAAGACGATTAGAGCGTGTATCGGCTATCTTAGTCGTTTCAATTGGTATGGCTTCAAAATCCCAATGATACAATTCATTTACTGGCGTCGTTATTTCCGATACAGGCTTTTCATACTCATTGGCCCGATAATAGTGCAGCCATATATCAAGTATAAATCTAGGCATACCGTGTCGACGGCCATATTCTTCGACGATGTAGGCGTATTCATTGCCCTTCACACTGAAAAATGTCTTGCCAAACTTATCCAACACTCGACGGCAACGTTCGTCGTCTAGCGGAAATGCTACATCGTCAATTTTGTACAGCGTGAATGTTTTGGCAAGGTCTACCATAAGCGCTTACGACAAAGTGAACTGGAATGTCGTCGTCATCGTGTCATCCGCCGCCTTGTTGATAACGTCAAATACGACACGATCCAAGAAGGTGCCACCGCTGGCAGCATTGCAAATACCGGCTTCGGTAATAGCGCCCGTAGCTTCTCCGGCTGCGAAGGTCGTCGTGAGTGTGAATACTTTCGTACCCTGGCTATGGGAATAGCTGGCTGCTTTTCGCTTAATTTCGGTCGTGAGTCCTGACTGTGAAGAAGATACCGCTGTTGTGCCGGTGCCGACTGCCGTATATCCCATGAGGGCCGGTCGTGTAGGATTTGCAATAGCAGCGCAGATAAAATCAAAGCCGTCGTTCAAAATAAGATTATCTTTTCGGCGTGTTTCAACGTCGCCGTTCGCGTGCCGAATAACTAATTCCAGCGCACCTTTAATTTTCATATCGTCTTTGTTCATTATGTCTACTCCTTTGGATTCAAAAATAAACGGTCAAATGAGTTGCTACATGGCGGGATAAATGCTTTCGCGTACTTACTCGTATCCATGTTGAACTCACGGATAAAAAATAACCGTGTCGTATCCGTCTGGGATACACCAAAATACAGCCAATCATGATTTAGTTTAGGAACGGATACCGTGAGTGTCTTTTTGCTTACACTGTCTTTTAAATAAAATTGGTTTGATCGAGCGTCATAGCCAATGTATAAGGTAATATCCCTAAATATACCGTCAGCCCATAAATGTTGAGCTTCATAAGAATTGACTGTAAAAGACATTTCTCCGACTGAAATATAGTCACTCTTATTAGGTTTAGAGCCGCGCAGCTCAAGAATGATGCAATCGTTCAGCAGCGAATTGTTTTTAAACCAAAAGCCCATAGAAAAGCTGGCGTTAATATCGCATGAATAGGCTAGTGACGTTGTATCGGTAATAAGTACACCATCGCCCCATTTAACCGGAGAAAATTGCGTATTACGTTCTTCTATGATAGTGCCATTAGTCGGCTTTGTTGTTCCGTCGATAATAGCGTTAAAAACGTCATCGTTTTTGCCTGTATAACGTGCTATCTGCTTTTGCAGCTCAACTCCGTCCAGGTCACCTAAAATTCCACATACAAGGACGTGTTCGGCCTCGTAAGAATTGACAGCGAAGGTCATGTCACGGACTCGTAACGTCTGTTCTGTAACGGCATTAAGTTTGCAGTCAATCCAGTTACGGGCCTTGATTTTCTGCGGTAAATTGATTTGCATGAGATATTCGCCGTTAAATGACGTTTTTTCGAGTCTCAAGCCTTGCATTTGAGCGTTGTAATACATGTTAGTCTTGATACCGCTATAACCGACGTCCAATTGGTTATAATCAATGATGACGTTCTTATTGATTTCTTTGTCGGCGGTCATGAGATACCATGTAGCATCCTGTGAATAGTTTCCATGGTCATCAACCGCCTTAATCATGTAATAGTAGTCGCCTTGATTAGGTCGGATATACCGATACTTGTTGACCTTGCTCCGGAAAATCTCCGTACCTTGTTCCCAGTCCCGTGTTTGACCTACTTTTACGATATACTTGATATTGTATATGCTTAGCGCATCCCAATAAAAATATAGGTTTGCGCCATTTTTTTCGGCCCAAAACCCGGTTACGTTCGGAACGTAGCAGGAAAGATATGTACGCTCACCTTCCCCGAATTGGTCGTAGTAAGCGATGTATATATCTTTGATATTGGGATATGGATACAGATATACATTGTCGACCGTTTGATATTTAACGCCGTAGATATATAGATTGGCACCGATACAGTTTGAGGGAATTTCAAGGAAGGTAATGAGCGTGCCTTCATTGTTTTTAGTGAATGATACGTCAGCCGGCGCGTTAGGTCGTACCTTGTTATACGACAAAGTACGTCCATTAGATACCTTGCCCTCTTTACTGACAGCGAACAGATATATCTTGCCACTAGCCGTAGGAGGAATAACCAAACTAGACGTTGCCGTCGTGCGCTCTAGTAAGCCGTTAGCATTACCTACATTGGCGTTTGTGCGCAGTTCATAGTACGCCAGATCGTCATTTTCTATGGAATCCCAATTCATGACGCCGCCTAGTCGGTCAAACGTCAAAGTGAAGTTGCGTGGCATTTGAAAATCGCCTTTGTTCGAGGCGTCCACATCGTCAGCCGTAAAGCCATTAGCTACATTGACCTGTTCATTGACTGATTTTAGGTACTTTCTAAGCAATGATATGAGTTGCCTACCGTCGCCTTGTATCGCGGTCGGAAGGTCCGGCATAGACAATACTTGTTTCTTATAATCCGCCATAATATCAACTCATTCCCGCGCTTATTGCCTGTTGTAAGGCATTAACAATATTCGTGTCCTGCGTGATATCGTACTCATTTTCATTGAGTGCGATAAGCACGGCAGACTTAACAATAACATCGTTTATTGCATCATGCGTAAACGGCAGCGCTTTCGATGCATCGTCAATCAAATTAGGTGTCGCAAAATACCTAAAGCGTACATCCTTTACGGACGGATCAGTTATTTTTACGGCTCCGCTTGTCATAGATAAGGGATACGTACCACATGCATTCATATAGTTTCGGGGAATAGAATCGCCGTCACGCACGGTTGTTTCCTGCACGAGTACAGGCCATTTTGCAGCTATGAGAAGGCTTGATACCTGCTGTATTGCCGTGTTGATGAATTGTATGCACCTTTCGCGGCTATACTCATCACTGATATCATGCGTTTCCTGCTGGATTCTCGTTACTGCGGTATCTACGTTCATGCCCTCACCCCCTTAACATATGAACGGCATACGTTTTTCAACGTTGGCGTATTTTCGCATTGGTACGACATGGGAAAGAATGTCTTCTACGGCCTGTTGCATCGTATCTCCGTCCGGCTGCTGTGTCAGCACCATAACAACTAGCTTGCACATCGCATCAAGAAAGACGCGCGGTAATTCGATTTTGCTGTCCTCTAGGCTATCAACACTAAGAAAAGCTGCATTATATAACATGTCTACGTCTTTTACGCCCGTATACAGCTTATTTTGCAGTATCTTGTATTCGTCCCACCGCGGAGGCCGGATAGCGTCGCACGTATGCAGATCATGGCCGTGACCATCAACGATCCTTACCAACGTTAAGAAATCATCTGGCAAGTCTACTCCGGTATAGCGCATGTCGATGTGCGCTTTAGGCTCTATAGCTATCGTTTCGTCGTCCGGGTCCGGCTTGATGCTGTCGTTATATTCGTCGATAACCTTATTCATTGCGTCCTGGCGATAGTGCTGTATCTTCTCTAAAAAATCGCTATTGATATAGTATTGATTGATATACCGTAATACCTCATTAATGGCCTGCAACACGTCATAATCACTGTATTTTACTTCGTTGTTATCGCCTGCCTTATACCTTACGAGTCGCTTGAGTTCGGCTGCTGTAATCATAACAGCACCGCCCCGGTTCCCCGCCATACGGTACGCTTATGATTGACTTTAAATGCGCTGTGTACCTCAAAAAACTTCTTCATGCATTTCATGTAAGTACGCATATCGCCTTCTTTTTGTGCGCGTTTGGCGGTTATTAACCATGGATCAAACATCCAAAATTCAGGCGGTATATATCCCATTAGCTGCATTCGTTCGTTTTTGTCACCAAACCACCCGCCGTTATCTGCTTCATTGGCCTTCCGTGCCGCGTCGATTTCGTTAGATACGTTAACAGTGTTTCGCAACACGATCTTACCGTCGTCTTTATACAGTCGTTGGTTTGTTATCATCCAATCACCACCTTATAAAAAAGGGGATACTACGAGTACCCCCTTATAAGATTACTTAAAACTATCGCTGAATATCGACGATTGCACATGATGCTTTCGGCTGTGTTCCCTGTAAGCCGACGCGCGTTTCAATGACGAATTTTTCATATGTGCCGTCCTTACCAAGATTATTGACTTCGTGCGGACGAGACAGGTAACGCATGTCCCAGAACTGCATATCGAGGATATCGATACGTTCGTCCGGATACAGGCGGTGAATATTGGCATTGACTACACCGAACGCGCCCTGGTACGTAGTTGCGACCATAGCCGCTTTTTTCTCACCGGACTTACGGTAGGTCGTAGTCTGTGCCAATACAAGGTCTGAGAAGTGACGGAACTTAGAAGACGACATATACGCTTCAGACGGGTTACCTCCACGCTTAAAGGCCATTTCCATCGCATCATTGATGTCATCCAGAGTAAAATCTGCATTGCCTCCACAAGAGATAATGTTGTTAGCAACTATCTGCACCGACGTGCCTGCTGCGGTAGGCTTAACCTGTTTATCGGTAATATTTTCGACAGCGCCTTTCTGCGTGTCAAACAACGTCAGTTTTTTACGGTCTGTACCGTCTACGCGGACATAGTAATACATACCTTTCTTGAGGCCCGTAGGCATGGTTTTGGCAACAAAATAGACGATATCACCAGTATCAAGGTTCGGATTCTTATCGCAAGTAATAGTACCGTCTGTAGAGCTTACGGTTACGTCGATAGTATTCATTGACATAAAAAACGGTACACCACCGGAAAGGGGCGCAACGTCTTTTGCCCCATCCACCTTCTTTTCACCGTTGACGAGCATGTATTCAATGTCCTGGGCCTGATATTTGTAGGCGTCGAATTTAGCGTCGTCAAGATCAGTGCCGTGTTCATTGTTATATGCTTTGGTTACTTCGTTCTGTATGTCCGATACAAGGCCGCTGTTCTGGAAGTTCTGAACATTATTGCTCATACCTTCAATGGAACCGACCGGTTCAAATTCATACTTTTCGTATTCAAGGTGTGCGTTCGTCTGAGGCGGGCGCAGGCCTTTAGTCATCCAAGAAAAAGACGTTTCTGTTGCCGGTTTGGTGTTACCAAACTTGCTGTAAAATAACGTAGATTCAGGGCTGATATTGGTCAAAATCGGACTGAGGTCTTCAGCATGGCCAATCGCATCATAAGTAAAGGACTGGTTTACCGATTTATTAAGGTCACGAATTACATCTGGCATTTGCATCTCTCCTTTTTATTTGCCGCTGTGCCAGTACTGTGCCATAGCTGCGCGGCGTTCACGTTCTGTCATATTTCTAAGCTGTGTAAAATCAAACGGTTTTGGCTGAGACTTCGCTCCGTTTCCGGGCTGTTCAACCTTCGGCACCGGTACTTTCTTCGGTGTCTTCGTTAAGTCGTTCTTTTTGGCGTAGTACGCGGTGCGACACTGGTTATAATAACCTTCCAGCACCTTGCACTGCGCCTGGTTAATATTGCCGGCGTTAAGCGCATTGATAGCGTCCGACACTGCCGCGGCGTCCTTATACGGCATGGACTGGTAATATGTACCCATCATCTGATTAATCTCGTCAAAATTAGGCTCTTCCGCCTGAATTTTGCGAGTGTAATCTACAATGCTGGCATATATTGCCTTCTGTTCGTTCTGCGCCGCCTGCGTCTGCATCTGCTGTTGCTGAATAGCGTTGATTAACTGACCTTTAAAATAATCTTTCGCGGTGTGATACTGTGCGACCTTATTTTTCAGGTCTTCATCGTCCGAATATTCAGCGGTGTCGATGTCATCCTGCGTCAATCCATAGGCCTGCATTGCTTGATTAGTTGCGGCCTGGTCGATTTGCGCGAACATCTGCTTCTGCTGCTCCAACTGCTGTTGTTGCTGCTGCGCGGCAAACGCCTGCTGTTGCTGCTGTAACTGCTGTTGGCGTTGCATCTGCTCCTGTCGATATTGTGCATACTGTACTTGGTACTGAGCCGGAATACGCGATTCATCGACATGATTGTTTTGAATTGCGCTATTAAGCTCATCCAACGTGTACGGTTCGGTATGCAGTAAAGGCTGTGCCTGTGGTTCCTGCTGGCTGGTCTGCTGCTCCGGAGTAGTGCTTTCTTCCTGTTTCTGTTCCGCTTCCGGTTGCTGCTGTTCGGCATCGTCGTTGCCGCTTTCTTCTTCCGGTGTTTCACTGGCCTGCGGCGTATTGCTTACGATACGTTTTCGGCCTGTCTGCGGATCAGTTACAAGGTATACAGCTCCGGTGTCATTAGACTGAGGTTGCTCGTGCGTTTCTGCCGCCGGTGTATCTGTTGTTGACTCCTGGGCGGGGACCGCGACGGTTTCATTGGTTGCTGCACTGGCTTCTTCTCCTTCGGCAAACAACTGAAGATTAAATTCAAAATTGGTCACGTCGTCTATTCTCCTTTCCGTCGTGCGCCTTTAGCTTGCACGATAATGCCATTCATATATTGGTAAAATCTAATCGCCGCTTGATATGAGGCTTGTATATCTTGCGGTGTCTTACTGGCTGCTAATTCTTCTAGTGCCTTTTGTTTCTCGACTTCCATCCAGTCATTTAGAAATTCTTGTAGGTCTTCTGCTCTTCTGCCGTCCGTAAGCACTCGTGCGAGGTATCTGTCTCTATTACCCGTTACGCGTGCTTGCGTCAGCTCGTCATGTCTGGCCATTGTTCATCCCTTGCTGTAACTGCTGCAATTGCTCCGGTATCGGCCCTTGTGGCTGATTAGGAACCTGTAATGAGTCGTCATGAGCGACCTTATTAATCAAGTCGTCAATCGTTGCATTACCGGCTGTCCGACTGTTAATAATCCCGACTTGCGTATTAAGCGGCAAATCGTTCATGTTGGCTCGTACCGACGGGATACTTGCGACGGCAACCTTGCCTTCGTAGTCCGCCTGTTTGATGATGAGTTGTTTTTGCAGGTCTGCCTGTTCTTTGGCCGCTTCCTGCGCCTGCTGCTGTTGTGCCGCCTGTTGCTGTATCTGCTGTGCTTCCGGGCTGTCAGGATCAAGCAAGATACCTTGCGTGTTCTTGAGTCCCATTTCCTCCAGTAATGCGGTGCCGGCTGCATAATAGCTTTTTGGCGTTGCAACTCCGGCCTGGCTAAGCGTCGGATATACATTAGATAACAACATCATGTAAGACTGGATACGCGCCTCTTTGGTTCCTGCTCCATTGCCGACGTTGATTACAAGGTCGTAGTCGATATCAAGGTCATTGCTTGATATCGAGACTTCTGAATCCTTAAATCGGAACGTCTGTACATCCTCGCCGTACTTACGATTAAGCAATATCAAGAACCGGATCATGGGAACAATCCAGTTTTCGGCAAATAATCGTGCGATAAGTCGTATACGCTTATCTGCCTGGCCTAATATTGCAGTAATCCCGGTCGCGGTGCTGTTAAGGCTGTTGGAGTCAAGGCCTTGATTGTACTTGGTGCTGCCTGTACGGTTTTGCAACTCGCTTTCTGCGTAGTTGACTAGATCCATAGACAGCGGAGACAGATTAGCCGGAGGCGGATTGGCAATCGCTGCGCTTGGGTCGCCGTTAATAGGCACGTATTCATCGCCATTCATGAGCGCATCAATATCAGTAACCTTGGAATAATCGATAAATTTCTGCTGGTCGTTATTTTTGGCGACATTGATGATGATTTGACGGATAAGAGCGGTCTTGAGGTCTTGCAGCCCCTCTACTTGCTCTGCTAATGCATGGTCTGCGAATATTTTGCGACTTTCCCGAACGCTTCCCAGGGCAAAAAACGGAGCCAGGTCAAACTCATTGACTTGGATAGACAGCGGTACATTACCGACACAATGCACGATAAGATGCTCGTATACGCCGTCGTTGTTGTAGTCGACGTCTACATAGCACTCGTACAACTCAACGTCCTTGGACGCCTTGTCATGATCAGTTGGCTTCATACCACCTTGATTACGTGCCGGATTGACGTACTCATCGGCATTGGTGTACCTTGTATCGCCTGCGTCATCCAGTGCCTTATCGACGTTTTGATAGGTCCCGTCTAACTCTTTGCGCTTGAGGTAGTCTCCCTTCACAATTTTCCGATGAGCGACAAATTTGCAGCTTTGAAGGTTACTGCCCTCCGGCGTGAATCTAAGCTCCGTCGGCGGTACATACTCAACTACCGGATGATTAGACGTCACCTTAACATGGTCGAATTGCACCTCGTACAGATCAGGCGCGTCTTTCAAGGGCTTTATGCTCTTGATTTCAATTTCACCGGATAATGACGCCTGCGTAAGCATCATAGCCTGTTGCATATCGTTTACGTCGTACATCAGCTTGTATCGTGTACGGTTCTCTTCCCGCTTCCACCATATCTTGGTAACTCCTAAATTGGTCGATAACGCTTCATCCACTACGTCAGATACCATGGAGGTGTAGTTATTCTTACGCATGAGCTGGTACTCAATGAGCTGCTGTATCTTGGTCGCTGTGTCGTCGTTCTGTATCGTGCTACCCGCGATAGTTACCGGAGACTCGTTTCCCGTAAATACCTCTACAAGCGACGGTTTCATCCACTCGATGACGTTGGCCAAGTCCATGCTCACGAATTTACTCTTACGTGACAGGTTAGGCAGTTTTTCCTTGTAGAGTTTCTGTTCCCCGTATCGGAGACGCTGCCGGTGTATCAATTTAGGCTCTACAGTACCCTCATAATACTTATTGGCTACGTCTATGCCGTCACATACACTTGCCATAATCTTCTCGATTTCCGCATCCTTGAGTGTGTCCAATGATACGGGACGTTCTTCTGGCTCCGCTTGCTGTAAGAGCCAGTCAGTTACACTAATCTGCGGTGCATCCCGCCCAAATAAGGATGACTGCTCCTGTGCATTAGACAGGCCGCTGTTAATATCGTCCATTACATCACCTCGTAACTGTGCAAATAACAATAATGGTGCCAGAACGCGGACTCGAACCGCGATAGTGCCGCTTATGAGGCGGAGTCTCTACCATTGAGATATTCCGGCATGACAAGTGGACGCCTGGGGACCGTCTGGGAAACGGTCGCTAACCCCCAAAACGTCCACCGCCAGAAAGGAGGTGTAACTATGAATACGCGGGGTCGCAAAGGGGCGCCGTTGCTGCGTTGCCCCGCGTGAAATTACATGAATCCTGCACGATGCATCTTGCCTCGTGTCATCTTGCGCCACTTGTCCACTCCATTGTCCTTGTCGCGGTATAACTTAGCACACATATAGGCCAGACAGTCCATAAGGTGCGAATACTCATTTTTCTCCGGCTCATCCAGTGTCCTGCCTGCGACTACCTTACGATGATAACCGCCCGTAAATGCCTCGATAAGCATCTGACACCGTGGGTCTAATAACAATAATGGCTTGCCATCAGGCGTCAACGTCGTCAAAAAGTAACGTATTGCCTCGCTGCGTCCGGTCTGTGACAATTCGCCCGGATCTACCCGGATACCGTAGTTGTCATACAGTAGCTGGTTGGCAGTACTCTCATCGCTCTGTGCGCGTTGATTGCCTGCCGGGTCGCCTATGTCGGTACAGTCATAGCCGTTGTAGTACGTAGCCATTTCAGCCGATACAGCACGACCATGAGCCAACATGCCACAATCCCATGATTGCAGCTCTGTAAGTATGAGTAACTGCCCTTTGGCCGTCGTCTGACCGATTACAGTTGCCGGAGTTAATCCGTAGTCCCATCCGCGTATAAGCGGACGTCCTGGGACTGGTTTCAATTCCTCATTGGCAACGTGGAAATTATAATTAAATTCCGGATAATATTTAGGCTCTGCACTGACAGTCCAGTTGATTTCGTATTCTCGTTCCCAACCTTCTGTAGTCGTACCTTTCTTTTCGTTGGTGCGCCATTCTTCCGACCGCTTCGACGGGTCCGCGCTGTAATGTATCCTTGCTACGTACACGCCGTTACGACGGTACTCATGTACGCCTTGCATTACGTCGTGTGGCTCCTGCTCTTCTTCCGGCTCATCCTCGTTGAGTTGGCCGGTAACTAGCTGGCAGAAAAACCCAGGATTGGCCGATGAGTCGATGAAGATACGCCCACCGCCCTCAATCGTCGGTCGTAAACTATTCCATGTTGCTTGTGCGAAGTCCCAGAAGGCCATTTCGGTGCAATATACGACGGATGCAGTGTACTGACGTAATTGGTCAGCACCTTCAGCGACCGCGCGGAACTCGACACCATTAGACAGCTTAATGTAGTCATAGCCCATCTTAGATCGTGTCTTACGCTCTACCTTCGGCCATGGGTACCCGGCAGGCAGATGCTCATACAGGAATAATAAGCGGCTATCTCCCAATAGGTACGCGCTGTCATCGTATTTCTTGGACTGGACGAATATAGAAAGATTTTTGCCGAACATTGCGAAGTGCAGCAGATTAGCCAAACATCTCCAGGTCATCATCATTCGACGTGATTTCGGGAACGCGGCGACCTGCTCACCGTGTATTATCTTGTCTACTCGTGCGAGATAGTCCAGCTTGGGGAAGTGTTCGACAGCACCGCGTTTTGCTTCGTTGACCGTGAAGCAGCAATTATCGATAAATTCCGTCGGATTTTGCGACCATACCTGCAACTGCATCAACATAGCCAGCTCTTGACGTTCTTTTTCATTTTTATTTGCTGTTTTTGCCGCTTTCATACAATCAACCCCGCGTCAATCCAATCAATATTGAATAATTAAACAAAAAGCAGAACAATTTATCACTTGTCCTGCTGTAATTTGTCCTGTAATTCTTTAATCCTGGCTGTCAGTGCGTCACCTGTAAGTGCCTCAATCTGTACCGGTCCACCATCTGCACCCGTTACTGCGTTTTCCACGCGATCCTTGAAATGCTGCGGATCAAGATTCTTAAGCTTAAATATAATGGCCGTCGTGTTTGGTGCTGCTTTTTCTTCCGTGACAGTCACTTCTTTGCCTGTAGCCACCTCGTTTCCGTCCTCATCGTACTTGTATTGGTACTTAGTCGTTACCTTGCCAGCTATTACGCCACCCTCAGAACTCCTGTCAAGCTGCTCAAAGGCTCGTGCAATCTCCGCAGACTTGTTACTTTTTAACGCCGCCGAAAGTCCCGAATCAGTCTTTTTCCACTCCTGTAACGTGCTGTAGGCAATTCCCATGATTTCCTTGGCTATTCTTTCCTCGCTGTAGCCTTCAATTGCCCTGTGATACCGTATTCGTGCTAGTCCGGCAGGCGATAACCAATACAGCTTTTCAGCACTAGGACGCTGTTTTTTACGCTTCACCCCATCCAATCACCCGCTCTCATTTAATTCCTAATACAGGTCCTAACAACATCTCCGCTATGGGACTCATTTTGCCGTCTAACGCCTTGGCAAGTCGTTTATCTTCTTTTGCCCATCGCATCAAGGTGTTATAGTCTACACCAATTTCCTTCGCAATCCGTTCCTTACTGTAGCCCTTAAATGATCGGCAATACTCAATACTCATAAGTCCCGCGGTAGATAGCCAATGTGCTTTCTTAACCCATTCTTTCATTTTTGCCATACACTAGCTCCCCCTTACCCAGCCGTAAATGTCATTCCTGGAATGTGTCCCAACATCCAGTCGATATATACCTCATCTGTGCTATGCCTGCGCTCCACATGATATCCCAGTTTTTTGAGGTCCAACATAATTTCATCAACCACGATGAAATCATATGTCCCCGGAAGCTTAATCAGCACAGCAGACTGCCCACTCAATGCGCTTGACTTAATTTCATTGCGTATTTTGTGGATCAGTGTCTTCTTGCTTTCATTGGACATGTCCATTGCCTCCATAAAACATTCCGTCTTATTTTCGTTTTCCATAGTCAGCCCCTCCCTTGTATCATTATTAATCCCAGATAATTTGCCATTGGTTGCGGCGGAGCGCGTACTTATAACCATTTCCGCGCCACTCGCCGCCCATTTCTTATATTAATTATCTCATTTTATGGGCATACTTATTCCGCGAATAAGCGTAATGTGGTGACAGTAAACAGTAAGTCGCCAAATAAGCGCCCGCTCTTTTGAGTGGGCGCTTTTAGTTTATCGATATTTTATTTTTTGGTAGCCATTTCCGGCAGCAGATAACTAGCTACTACCATTGCCATTGCCATATTATTAATGGCCTGTGGCAGCTCTTCTTTGGTACAAAAGGTTTCCAACAAGTCAAACTCAACTCTTATATCAGCGCTATTAATCATAGGTTTTATTTCATCAGGGATACCTTGAAATCCATATAACCGCGCCTCGTTAAACACATATATTCCGTCCGACACACTATATTTGCCATTAGATATTTTGGAAACAAGCACCATTATGTGATCGTTCCTGATGTCTAAGTATGGCAAACATATCATTTCATACATATCGTCGGCTTTGGTTACCGTGTTATTCATAAGCCAGTTGCTATACATTGTAACAATGTCGCTTTCTTTTCCGGTTTTTACGCCTTTTTTGTATTTGGTGTATAAAAATACCTTACATAAAAATCTAAGTACTAAATACCCAACAATAACTTTTACTAGCCAACTGTTTAATATCTCAATCAATATACCAATCCAATATTCCATGATTTCCTCCTATTCTATAACCCTTATAAGTCCTAACTGGCACGCTGCGCATTTTGCGAATACACGCGCCTCGTTGACCGTTGTATAGTAACAGTCCTTAGTCAATCCATGCCTTGTGATGATATCCTTGTAATCACGACGGCGGTATTTCTCTTTCACGGCTACTGCCAGGCCTTCTAATTCTTCATACGTTGCGTCAATCACCTTCAGCCACCGTTCCGGATAGTCTATAATGGTTCCGTCCATCAAGACTATCTTTTTTATTTCCTGGCCCGACAAGTCGCAGGCCTTCCGGCGTGTTACCGCGTACCTGATTTCCCTTTCCCGATAAAATTTATCGTCAACACATCGCGTCATTGCGTCGGATGATTGACGTTGCAGATTATGCATGATAATCACCAGCTATCGTGACTACTCGTGTAATGCCGGCGTTCTTGATTCTGCGCTGACACTGTTTGCACGGCTCCGGACTGGGCAATTCTTCTTCTGTTTCTACATCGTAGCCCCATAAGTATAAGGTCGCACCCGTCATTGCTCGTCTACTGGCTGATATAATTGCATTTTCCTCTGCATGTACGGCCACACAACGTTCAATCATTTGACCGTGCGGCACTTGATGCAGGCGGCGGTAACATTTTCCGGTATCGCAGCAATTACGCTCCCCTCTAGGACTGCCGTTATAACCGGTGCTAACGATCTCATCGTCATTAACGATAACGGCCCCGTATGTACGTCTCAAGCACGTTGACCGCTGCGCTACGGCCTTAGCAATGTCTAAGTAATATTGGTCCTTCGTCGGTCGCTCTCTATTTGCCATTCCTCTTCCCCCATTTCCGCCCCCTGATAGAGCCAAAAATATGCTGCTCAATGTCTCTCGCTGCGTCCTTCTTTCTCCGCCAGGGATATTTCTTAGCTTCCCGTTTCATTTTAATCCGATCAGCTGCTAACTCTTCCGGCGTCATGTGACTAATTGTCACATCACCTGGCTTATAATAATTTTCCAACTACAATCACGCTCCATACAATTTACTCAATTCTATATAGCAAGTCCAAAATTCTACAACCGGAACTCTCATCATAATAGTCATCTTTATAGCTGGCAAACATGCAAGAAAAACAGTCTCGTCCATGCCGATTGCAGGCCGCTAATTTTAACTTTTTTAACTCTGATACTAACCCGTCTAATGACGTTAATACATTGTTTTTGTAGTCCATGGCCATTTCTGTAATATCTTCGGCGTACCATTCATCTGGCTTCTGTTTGCATCTCCTATCAATAGAATCAATGGCATCTTGTTTGTTTTTTGCTATTACTTCGTGCGCGTTACCGACACACCCGTCTACTATTTCATGTACAAGATATACACGGGAGTTATTTCGTCGCATTGCGTCGAAGTTAAGAAAGTCCAGTGCTAATCCCATATTTTTCACTCCTTCCAAAATGTGCATACCGCTTGTTTTGCCAACTCCATAACACACTCTTTCGAGCCATTACAGGTTAAGTGTGCCGGGCATGATTTGCAGTTTGGCCACATCTGCTTACTGGTCTTTTCCGTCTTTTCACACATATAGTCACTCATTTCATCAATAGCCGTAAGTACGTTATTTTTTAAATCGTATTGTTCTACTTTTGGTGCAGTCCCGCCGGTAAAAAGCATGTCAGGCTTATACGACCAAACATTCCAACTGTTTGGCTCGCCACCGTCGTCAATATATAACCGGTACTTGATATGTCTCAAGACGTCGAAGGCCAGCTTACTGTCGGCGTCATGCTGATACTTGGTTTTTGGCATCGCCACTGACAGCGCATCATTCATGTATGTATAAGCAACGTCTTTACGATATTGGTAGTCCTCGTCCGTTTCATCGTCGGCTATTTTCTCCGTCAGCGACTTCCCTTCAAGTGACAAGTCATCAATTAAGCTATCGCACTGCCCAATATGTAACCTACCCCATTGTTCAAGTGCTTTTTCAATAAGTTGCAGCTGCTCTTCTGTCAATATAAGTTGGTATCTTGTCTCTGATTCTTTCATGATTATCCCCCCTTAATAGCCCCATCTAATCAAGATATTGTCGTCGTTCATTGCCACTTTATACCCTAACTCATCGAGCGTATGAGCCAATGCACGATCTACGTTATCATCTCCCGTAAGGTCAATGGCCACGTACTGCTTCCCGTGCCTGTACGCCTTTTCAATTAATTTATCGATATGTCTTGCGCTGATATCCATGTATTCACTTCCCTAATCTATTAAAATAACGGTGCCGTCTTGGTCCATAAAACTATAATGCAATAATTCATAGTTGTTATCATTAAGCTTTTCTTCATCGTATTGGGTCCCTATTACCGTCATAGAATCACACCCGAAGAGATCATTTAAACAATAACGCAATCCCTTCGGCCGTATGTCATAGAAATAAAAACGATCGTCTTGCTCATCAAATTTAATTTTAAAAAAATAAGTTGGGACATCTTCTTCAACAACTTTTACTATATCGCCCTCATAAATCAGTTGCCCGTCACTATCTTCTAATACAGTTGCCCGCATAATATCGACTTCATCAAACCGGGCTGAAATCACTTCATCACCGGCGCGGCCTTTAATGCGTTTTTTGCGTAAGTCCAGCTCCGATACCTGGATCATTACTTCTTTTTCTTTGTGCCAGGCTCGATATTTTATGTTTTTAGGATTCATGGTTATCTCTCCTTTTATTCTTCTAATTCATCGACACTGTATACATTGCTGTTTGCTGCTGGCAACTTTTCTTTAATTTGCTCAATCACAATCTGTTTGGCCTCGTTGTCCGATTCAGCATCAATATCTATTGACGTAACGATCACAACTCTATAGGATTTGATTTCTTTATCCATGGTTATTGCTCCTTTTCCTTAATCATCCCAGACGTCTTCAATGTCATATTCATATAAGCCGGTCAGGCCGCCGAATTCTTCTGATGCTTTTTCCCATGCATCGTCCTCCGACTCCGCGTATATGTCAATAATTACATTCGCTACGATACGATACTGCTTTAATTCTTTTTCCATGGTTATCTACTCCTTTTTATTAATATCGATGAGTCGATTTTCCGTTTTCATCCAACTCGTAAATATCATCAAGCCCTTCGCTATGGTCTATTTGGTCGCAAAACCGATACATTATACAGTCGTTGCAAACCCTAACCTTATTGCCATTACCATCCATGGGACCATATTTATCGCAAAACCTTATGAGCGTATTGGCACACTTGATTAACTCCTCTTTGTCGAATTTATCCATGGTTATCACTCCTTTTGTTCTACATTCTCTTGACTGCTTCTATTACTAACTTCTTTGCCTTTTCTTTATCTTCCGTTTCACACCTATCAACAATCTTATTGACCAACTTAATTAGCTGTACAAGTGCCGATCCTGTTTTACCGTTTATGCCACCAATGCACCCCAACCGTCTAAAATCCGCCAATAGTATTACGACATCATCGTCATTAGCCGGTATCTTGCCAATAGCCGTTGATAACGACCTGACCTGCTTATAGATTCCTTCTGGCGACATGTCTTCCCGTTCTTTTTTATGTTTATTTTCTAAATACAGCTCTAGCCGATCGAGTATATTAAAGGCATAATGTTGCACAATTCCAAAGACAATAAGGAAAATTATCATCAGAAATGTAGTTATTGTTGTTATCTCCAACATATCCCCCACCGTCACTGCTATTCCCCCAATCCATTATCTTCACTCCAAATGTTTACCAACTTATTGTATATTTCCTTTATTTTTTCTTCGGTTCCTGTAAGTTTCAGTATATTCCCAGATACCATGTAAAATCTTAACTTATGTTCTCCCCCAGTGCTTTCTAACAATTCAATACTCTCTATATATTCCGGTCGAATTATCTGCGTGTCTGTTTCAATTATCATGGTTATTCCTCCTTATCGACTTTATATTTGGGGAGTTCACTCAAATTATCTCCGTTCGTTGCCTTGTTACAAAAATCATATATGGCGCAATGGTCGCATTCTACGTAACCGTCGCATTCTCTTTGTTGGGTACAATAGTTCTCACAATAATCGATGATAGTGTTTACCGCCTGTCTTACCTCGTAGAATTCTCGGTCTTCCAAATCGTACTGATACTCCTCGAGTACATTAATAAGCCCCTTTCTCACCGTCTTCCCGTGCTGGTCGTTGCCAATGTATAAGATATCCCCGCACCCGATTTTGAAGGGGGATCCAGCTTTTAACTCGTATACCAATGCTTCCACGATATAAAGCTCGTTCGTGGCGTTTTTGTTTACATTGTTTTTTTCCATTTTTTGCCTCCTTATGTGATACTTTCGCCTTCTATCATTTAAGAGATCTTAACCTATCTTCTAAGACATAGCTCGCCATTTCGAAAATACAATCGCCTGCGCAGTCATCCAGTTCGACGTTTGCCGGACAACCGGCGCAACCTGCCTGTTCCTCGCAAAAACCATGTCTAAGCATATATAACAGTCTAGTACCATCCATCAACATATCAGGATTAATCATTCCTCTTTCCTGGCGATATTTTTTCACCTCAAAGTCCAGCCTTGTTTTTTCCTTCATTAGTTCCCCTAACTGGAAACCAAGCTCATAAAATTCCCGACTATGTTCCATGCCTTTCTTCATATCAGTTATCTTTGTCGCTACCTTCTCAATTTGTTTTTTAATATCGGCTAACTCTTTTTCTTTTTTACACAGGTCGTATGGTTTCATTTTTTTCTCCTCGTAACATTGAATCAATCTGTTCCAATTCGTGGCTTACTTTAACCACTGACAACGCCAGGCGATCAAGCGGTTCTCTTAAGCTTGTCATGTCTACGCCAGCCATTTCTAGTTGCATAGCAAGGGACATTCCATCGACACGATCATAGTCAATCTCACGGTACATAATATGATTACCGTTTTCGTACTGTTCTATGGTTTTATCTCCTATTTTCTTAATTACTGTTTTTCCAATCTCTTCGCCATGCCTAAATACGCTCATTGTATAACGATCTTGATTTATGGTTACTTTGATTTCCATTTCAAACTTTCTGACCTCCTTCTGTAACAGGGATAGATACTTCCGTCGGAAGGAAAAATCACTCAACTTGTTTCAAGTCCATCATTAAATACTTTGCGCCTGCTTCCAACACAGCAAGGGATTCACATATTTTCCTAGTATCTATGCCATATCTTTCCATTTGTGTCGCAAGGATTTTACTACCATCCTCATCAAATCTAAGGCCTCGTTGTATACCATGACCATTGCCATCTTTGTAGTAGACTAAAAACCCAAATTCTCCTCGCAAAATGGAGACCGTTCCAATTTCGTGTAGACCCTTATAGGCTACAATTCTATATACATCCGACTCTATGGTTACTCTAATCTTTGTTTGTTCCATTTTTATTTCTCCTATTTCTGTTCCTGGTGCTGCGCTTTTACTGCCATTCGTCCCGCTTCCGTAACCGGAACCGACGCTTCCGTCGGCAGATAGATGACCTGATTCTTAGTTTCCTTTATGGCCTCTACCCACTTTTGTTCCATCGCTTCCGGATAGTCACGGACAGACTCGCCTAAAATTCTATTGGCCTCTGCTTGCTTTTTGGCGGCTTCTAATTCAGCCTCCGCTTCCTGGACCTTAATCTGACGATCTTGCGTAGCTTTAGCAAGTGCCGCTTCGCCCTGTTTTCCCTGCTGCCATACCAAATAGTTAGGGTAGCCATAAGCAATGCCAGCGCCTACACCACCGAACAACATAACAACAACTAATAAACTGGATACTCGTTCAAACATGATATAGTTCCTCCTTATAACAACTCACGAAACATACTTTCAAATATAGTGACGGGAATGCTGTTTCCCGCTTGGCGGTACAGTGTCCGCCTAGAATTAACCGCCGCGGCCGCTGCGAAATCATCGTCACTGTATCCTTGCAGCCGCCAGCACTCGCGTTCTGTCAAGTACCGGTATTTCCCGTTACCGATTGGTAAGCATCCGCTTCCAGGTGCGCGGTCCGGACGTTCCGTTATCGTGTAACAGTAGTCCTTAATAATTGGCAACCGTCTTACACCTTTCTTGTTTCCGATTGCCCGAAGCATAGACGGGGCTTTTACTCTGTAATAGTCGTCTACTGGACCGGCTTCCAGAAATTCTTTGATTGGCCGCATATTCCGTTTTTTAAGCCTTAAAAAGTCGAACGGCATACTTCCTAGCATGGATACCGTAAAAACTCGTTCACGGCGTTGTGGAAGGCCAAAATCAATAGCATTTAAAATCTCGTATGAGCTGGTGTATCCTAACCGGTCCAAGGCCAATACATATTGTTGGTAATTCCGGACCATGTATTTTGATAACACGTTTTTCACATTTTCCCAAATTATGATCCTTGGACGCCACACGCCCATGTTCTGAACGATGTTGACCGTTTCCCACATCAGCGAAGAACGTGTTTCGCTGCCTGGATCGGCACCTTTTTGTTTTCCTGCGATAGAAAAATCTTGGCACGGTGAACCGTGAATCAGGATATCGGGCTTTAAATCCCAACCACGAACGTCCTGGGCCTTATAATCAAGGTCGTTTCGGAACATCGCGTTATACGACCGGACCGCCTTTTCATCTATCTCGACGTAATCGATTGATTTAACCGGCACACCTAGATTTCTCAATGCTATCCGTGGACTTCCAATCCCCCCGAATAGCTCTAAGATTTTAATCATTTTTGTATTCCTCAATCTTCCGCAATGTATTGATAATGTATTCTTCACTTTGATATCGGCAGTTATACTCCCTGATTGGCTCATTACAAGACCCATATACTCCCTTTTTATTGCTTTTTACTACTGATAGTTCGTACTCAACATCTCCTGATAAGGCTATATATCTAATGATTTTCGCGCCATACCCATTGTCGAAAGATACGAAAAATCTTTCATAATCTCTAGTACCCATGGAAAAGGCATTTTCGTCTGAAACGTACGGACCAATGCGGACTCGTTCTTTGTATAATGGGATATCTTCATCTTGCGTCGTGCGATTAGAGCCGGTGTATTCAATCCTGGCCTCCAAAACTCGTAAATACTTATGCATCGCTTTTATTTGATTGGCCATTAGATAATACTCTACGGTATTCATAATGTCTTTGTTGTTATCTAAATGACGAATTAGCTTCATGAGTCTTTCACTCAACTGATTTCGCTCTTCTTTTAGTTTAAAAACATAGTAATCTCCCATTTTTACTACCTCCAAATTTCACTTTTTATTCTCCTCATTAACGTTATATTCTTCGCCGTCCCGAATTATGAAGAATCCTGGTTTGTGTTGGGGATATTTTTCAAGCCAAGCAAAGAAGGCTGCTTCTATTTTTTTGTTCAAATCGTCCATTTCCTTATTGCTGACTGATTCTAAATACCCATCACTCCACTCACCAAAATCCTCATCAGCTTGGTCCTGTAAACCATAAAGCATGTTTTCTGCGACGTCTATTTCCGGCACAAACTGTTCAACTTGACCGACAAAAAATATAGTCTCCCCCCGTTCTTTCGCTTCTTCAGTAGCTGTCTTAATTGCCTCTTTTTTGCTGTCAAGAAAAACAAATTCATAAATTTCACCATTAAATGAATACGCCCATTCACCTGTTTTTTTTAGCATTTCAATCGCCTCTCCCTATAGATTCAAGATCATATTTTTCAGCGTTTTCGACAAACCAAAAACACGTTCTATACTCCGGATTATTATCAACCCATTTCCAAAACTCGATCCCCATCGCTTTAGCAAGTTTATCCATTGCTTCCGGATAAACAGCAACGCCTTCGCGTAATAACTTGCGACTCAAATCTTCAGTAAAATCTCGATACGGGGCTTGTCTATATACCATGCCAACCCAAAACGATTCCACTCCATGTAGTACCGCGTCTATGCGGGCCGCGCGAATGGCCTGTTCTTTACTGCTAAAAAATACATTGCTGTATTCTTCGCCGTATATGGAATAAGTCCATTCTCCATTCGAGCTAATCATCCTTATTTTCACCTTCTTCTAATTTGTCGAGTTCCCCAGACAATACAAGTGCTGTTGCCTCACAGACAATGGTCATTTGGTATATCCACAATTCGTCCCAATCAACGTCTCCATTCTTTCTACGCTGACCGGCCGTTTTCTGCCGTGTAGCCTTGCATAATTTCAGTACGGCTTCTTTGAGTGCCGGAATATTCGCTTTTTGGCCACCCATCATGAGGAACGACCACATAGTGCTTTTGACCTGGTTCTTCATCTTGTCCTTTTTCATCGTTTATTCTCTCTTTTACAGTTCCTTTCACCGACCTCATAACTCTTCAAATTTTTTCTTTAACATTTCTAAATCTTCTTCCAGTCTTTTTAATAACATCGCTTTGAGGTCCTTTTTTGTATCTGTCAAAAGATTTGAAGAATAATCTTTGTTATGACAATCAATAATTTTAATCTCACTGCATTTGTCATTTTCCAGCACTTTAATGACCGCATTCGTGTCTTCAATATCGTCCCACAACTCAATGCCGGCTTCACATCTTTCTAGTTCGTCTTGTGTCACTTATCGCACCTCCTTAAATCTCTCAAACTGCCCACTTTCCACTCTTTTTACGAGTTTGGGGTGCAGCCAATACGCCGGAAAATCAAGGTCAGTGATTTCACCTAGCGTGATTTCTACTCGCGGATTATCATGGTCAATGCCTACTATCATCGAGCCATCAACATCAGCAATAAATCCGTCATCCTCTACTATTCCGGCCTTTTCCAGTATGTCGGCGGTCGCCTGGATCAATCCGAATAAGTCAGGCCAGCCGCGCCGGTCCGGCATATAATACCGGGCCGTCATGCACACCGCGCAGTCAATTGGGATACGTGGCCGTTGTGGCTTTAACTGCCATAATGCGCTTTCTTCGTATTCCCTATACTGTTTTGATTGTATAAGGCCGTGTTTTGTCCGCTGCATGGAGTTTTTCTTGGTTATTGGCCGGCCTTTTATAATGTACGTCTTCATCATGTCTCACGACCTACGCTTCAATTTCAATAGCTTATATGCCCTGTATAACATCACAATACGAGTCGTTTTGAGGTCTTCACCATGGGCATATAACCACATCCATAGATTTGCACCCAGCTCTTTTTGTCTGCATGTTTTTTCTCTAAACGACCAACGTTTACTCTTCAGCATCGCTACTACCTCCATAGATATCTACGCTTTGAACGAGTTGATCTAAACGGAGTAACTCGCCTCTCAAAATAACTATTTTGTTATGTATGGCCGTTCTAGTTGCAGCCATTGGGACAACTCCATATGCATAGTCCCTATCCATGCCTGCAAATACATTCCGTTCAACGGACTTCATTAATCCGGTCGTCATTGTTAACTGATCGATAATATCAAGCGATTGATTTGTATCCATAGTAATTCTCCTTTATTTCCCAGTGCTTCCGAATCCGCCCGTTCCTCGCTTTGTTTCGGTAAGCTCGTCGACTTCTTCAAACTCAATATCAACGTTCTTTTCAATCAATCCCTGCATGAACCTATCGCCTTTTTGAATACCCTCAAGGTCATAACCAACATTATCAAACAATCCTTGTACTTCGCCTCTATATGAAGCATCAATGATACCCACACAATTAGATAATCGCAACTTACTTTTAGCTCCGTAACTACTTCTCATAAACAGCTTCATGTGATATCCCGCTGGAATTTCAAACGCCAACCCGGTGGGTATTTTTTGACCTTTAGCACCACCACAAATCAAAAACGACGTTGGTGCATAAAAATCAAAGCAGGCGTTACCATCGGTAATTAGTGGCAGCTTAATATCTTCGCTTGGATATGTTCCCAATACTTTTTTTACTTTAATCTTCATAGTGTCTCCTATTTCTTTCTAATGCTTTGTTTTTAGCCTTGTGGGCGATTTTAGGCCGCGTTCCATGACATTGTATAGCTCGCGGTTTGCAAGCCCTGTCATCGGCGCATACAGGCACTAATTTGCCGTCTGCTGTTACAACGTAATGACAATAACCATAAATCTTCTTGTGACAGTAATAGCAACTTTTCAAATACCGTCACCTCTTAAAACGGAATATCTTCCTCAACGACCTCGCTCCCCATATTGTTAAAGTCTCCGTTATTGTTTCTCATCGGCCGTACAACCTTCGCAATCCGATTAACGATGACGTTATAGGCAACCTTATTATTTCCGTCCTTAGAAACGTATTCTTGTTGATCTAATCGACCAGTTACTTCGACACGATCCCCAGAATGTAACTCCTGAACAATTGCTTCCGCCTGTTCTTTAAATGCCGTGCAGCGCCACCACTGGGATACCCATTCATTTCCCTGTCCGCCTGGCTTCTTTTTATTGTCAGCTACGGAAAAATAAACGATAGGCGTTCCTTTTCTTGTGACGCGACTTTCTGGGTCCTTGCCAATGTTTCCAACGATCGTGATTGTGTTCATGTTGTTTGCTCCTTTTAATTTTTATTGCCGCCGTAAATGTCTACGGGACCGTTTATCCTTTCATATTCGTCTAATGCAGGATATTCAACCCCACATTCGACGTTCAAACACTTCATAAATTCCCAAATCGGTACTTCTCCGTGTGTTAAGACATACACCTTGTCTTTGTAATACCCGAATAAGTCCGTGATTCTCTTTTTTCTCCACCCGTATACGCTGTACATCGTCCAGAAAATAACGATTGCGACTCCGGCTACCATGTCCCGTGTATGGGCCATTAAGACTCTGTCTTTCGTCGGCCCAGTAATAATCCGCTGCATCTTTTCCGCGATTTTCTCGTTATCAAATCGATTAAAGCCATATTTTTCTAACTCATCTCGCCAGTCATAAATGAATCCTTCTTGAAATTCATCTAAGTGCGACCACATGTCGTTCATTTTTGCAAAACGGTTCCGGCCAAACCCGTATTTATCGTGCAAGCAATTGAATAACAACGTTGTCGCCCAGTCCGTTCCGCTTTCTGCTCCTGCTTCCCGTCTGATCTGTTGCCGTTTCTCCTGCTGCTTATCAAGCGCACTCGTAACCCAATTCAATCATTTCACTTCCTTATTACCACAATATCAACTAGTCCCGTTTCAGGCTGATAAGAAAACTTACATTTATCCGTTCCCATCATCATCGCGGAACGCTGTCCTTCCCTAAATACATCTGCATTTCTGATGATCGTTGCGTTGTCCATGTCTGGAAATACACGATGTACGAATTCAATCAGATCTCTAGGAAGGTCGCTTATATCCGGCGGTTTCTTTTCTTTTTCTCGATTTTTCGAGTTGCTCCATCGCTCCTGAATTTTGTCTATCTTGTCTTTTATTCGTTGCCGGCCTTCTTCATTGATCGGCGGCGTTGGCAGGGCCTTGTATTCCTGCACCGCGTTGACTTCCTGTTTTACAATCTGGCGTATCAACGGCACGCTTGGTATTTTTTCTGGCGACGCCTCAATCGCCTTTTCAATGGCCCGCATAACCACCCTGTCCGGATACTTACCAAGTTGCGCCAACATAGACGCGATAAACAACTTGGCATTGTCTGCATCCAGCTTCCATCCATCAGCGGGATAACTTCCCCGCAATATCATTAGGATTTGTTTCGCTGTTTCCGCTGTCATAGGCTTTACACAACCTTTCTAACTCTGCATCTTCTAACCGTTGCCGTTCAGCCCTGCTCATTCGTTTGGGCTGCTGCTGATTGTTATAGTTATTACGCTCCCAGTTACGGACCGTTGCTTTCCAATTCTTCATGTGGGTCTTCCCAACATACCACCCATTACTTTCGTAGTGGTCATAGAAGTATTCCGGATCAATACCGTTTTGACGTTCTTCACAATACGCACGAATTTCTTCCACGGTTGGCTTTACAAAGCGCTTGGTCCGTTTTTCTTTTGCAGGTTCATCAGCGTACACTTCACGTACACTCGATGTACGCTGCACCGTACACTCAGTGTTCTCACATACACATACACATTCACTTTCATTACTTTCTTTTTCTTTGTTACTTTCTTTTTCTTTAATTGTGTCTAAAAAGTCCTTTACGGTTTGATTAATTTCATCGCTATCCTTCAAGTGTTCTTTAATCACGCTTAACAGTACTTTATCCTTTACGCCATTTGCTGATTTAACGAGGCAATCAAAGATAGGCTTACCCCCTTTTACGGTAGAGTATTTTAAAAAATTCTTAATCGCTATTTCACATCCGCTTCGCGCTATCACTTTGTAGTTGTTTTCAAAACGATCAAGAAGGCCTCTGACAGCATCTTCACTGTATCCCAGTTCAAAGGCTGCTATCTTTGGTGGAAGTTCGTATATCCCACATGGTTCAGAATGTGGATTTGTAAGAAGATACAACATGAAATATTTATCTTCTGGCGTCCAGTAAATTACTTTTTCGTCCGTCCAAAATCCAGTACTAACTATCCTCTTTACTTTCATTACCTTTATCCATCTCCTTCTTGTACATGGCGGTTCGACAATCAATCGCCGTATACCACTCGCATATATCAGCCGCGATCAATGCGTTATTTTGCAATTCATCAACCGTCATAATTCCTTCGGAAACAACATTTTTCATGGTTTGCACAATAAAGCGAAGGTCGCCAGGCTTTAATTCTGTTGGGAATCTATTTCTCAAAATTCCACGAATATAGAGAATCTTATTTAACTCCGGGTCTGTCTTCTTTCTAATTTCATATAAAATGTTGTTCTCAATCTTGTTAAATGATATTTCCGCGCTTTCATCCGTATCTATGAAATTCTTTTCAACAGAATCTTTAACTCCATCGAGTACGGTTTGTGTGCCGTATTTCTTTAATAGTCGATGCAATGTTCGCTTTCCACTTTCGTTTGGAGTATATCCGGTTATTGACGTGAAGAAGTCGGCAGCATAATCTACGGTTTCAGTCTCAAGATTTTTTAATTCATCGTTCCACTGCTTAATCATTTCTAGTTGTTCGCGTCGTTCGTTCAATTCGTCTAGTTGTCTCTTCTGCTTAATTACTACGCTTTTGTCGTCCAACATTATGTTACTTTTGCCTAAATTACAGTCGGAGCAAGCGGTAACAAGGTTTGTTATTTCATTTGTTCCACCTTTAGACACCGGAACAATGTGGTCAACATGTAGCACAACGTCAGGAGCTGATTTTCCGCAGTATACGCATTTAAAGCTATCGCGCTTAAAAACTTCAAACCGAAGTCTTTTCGACAAATCCTTTCTTTTAGTCATTGTCTCTACCTCTTATCTTTATAAATAGTTCTCTCATCTGCTTTGCCTTTGGTCCGTGTGCCATTTCATGACAAGCCCGACATAAGCAGATCAGATTAATTAACACACTTGTACCGCAATGAGATCGAAAAATAATATGATGACATTCGACCGCCGGCGCCCCGCAGACTTCACATAGTCCATCAGCCCGTTCATAGGCAATTATTTTGTTTTTTCTGAACAGTGCGTCGTCTTGACGTTTTCTTTTATTCACGCGGGACTCCATTCTTCAATTAGACTTTCAATGTATTCCGGTGCTTTGGTCGTTATTCCCAGTTGCTTGCATTCGTCAAGCAAGCAATCTATAAGTCTGCTCATTTCCGCCGTATTGTACGTGCTGCTGCCGTAGTAACATTGAGTCAAGGTGTAACCTGGCGTTCGTCTGCACGGCCCTACGACGATACATATCTGCCCAGTATGTCCGGCTTCCCAGTTGCGCTGCCAGGTATCTACGGCGTCGTCCCGAACCGGAATCGCCTGGAACGGCTGCGAGTCTTGAATAGCCTCTCTATACACCTCTTCTTTTGAAATGTATTGGCCGTCCTTACTCAATGCTTCGGCAATCTCTTGGCAGATAGCCCAACATAACGCGTTTGCGTCTAATGAGCGTTTACGGCCAGGCCGCTTTATTTCAATTTCATACTCAACGTCATTCTTGAGTCTGTTGATATCTTCGGTTTTGGGTGCCGGCATGAGTAGCTGATAACCACTCATGCCTTTCATTACCTGCACACCTTTGCAGCGGAATTTCATCAACCAACACCGTCCATCAAAGCGGCATCGTCTTTTTCCTGCATGGCAGCTACCATTTTATCGACGCTTTCATAGAAGGCCTTCGCTTCCGGAAGAGTTAACTCAGAAAATCTTTCTTTTTTATACTTTTCTTTTACGAGTGGGATAATAAACGGAACTGCTCCATTTTTTCTCGCCCAGGCAGTTACAAGTTGGTAGTATTCCCTAACGGTTTGAGGAACACCAGCAGGAACGACGCTATCCTTTTTTTCTTTCTCCTCTTTTTTCCCTTCTTCAGAATACTTGTTATTCAGCGTATCAGGGTCCTTTGAATCGTCTATGCAGAACAGTCCATTTAAGGCATATTTTCTTGCGTAAGACGATGATGAGCCAGTAACCTGACTATCATCCATCCCCTTTCTGGACTGTGGTTCACGAGCAAGCGCAGATACGGATACATGTTCACCGTTTTCATTATCAATCAACGTTGCCGTCGCTTTTATATAGTATCTTTCCCCAATCAAAACAACGTCATCACTAATCAATAAGGTTACACCACTCTCTTTCAAAAGAGGCTTAACGCCTTCCACTATATCTTCACAGGACCGGTATGAATATTTCCCAAAACTGTTGTACTGTGATTTTGGAGCCCGGAGCTTAACTTGGACGTCAACAAGTTTTTCATAGATAGAAGCCATGCCTTACACCTCCTTTACTTCGGTAACTTCAAATTCAAAACCAATTCTTTCCAGCTTATCTTGTAATTGTTCAAGATCGTATTCACCTAGAACTCCGAAGAAATTTACGGTTACCGTATATTGTGGGATTTCTCTGGCGGTGGCTGATTTCGTAGCTGGTGGTAATACAGTTGTTTCTTTTGTTTCCGGCAACGAGTTCTCTTCGTCTTCGGCGCTATTCCAGTTAATTTCATATTCATGTTTCACCGTATCAATCGATAAAATCTTGTCTTCATTTTGTTCTTGCTGTTTCTGGACCTCTTGCGCTCTCATTGCAGCAGCAACTTCAATTTCCTTCTGTCTTTTCACATCCGACTCAATGAAATCTTTAATTTCGTTGAAACTGATATTTTCCACCATACCAATATATTTGTTTGCATTAATTGGCGTAGAAAGCTTTTCGGCTTCATTGGTCATAGTAATGAAGGTCTTTACCATAACCTTCTTTTCTTCCATCATTTTTACTTTTTCTTCTTCGGCGGTTTGTTCTGCCATCAATCGACTTACTTCACTATCGATAGCTTTGGTCGTATCCGACCATTTTGCCGTTTTGTTGTACCAGCGTTTATCCGGAACAAACTTAGCAATGTATTCTGCTTTTAACTTTGCCGCCGAAGCCTTTTTGCTAAACTCTGTATTTACCATCCTGTCGATAGCTTCGATTCTAGCCGTTTCATATCGATCCAATTGTTTTCGGAGCGGCTTTTCGACGTCTTCAATAATCATTCCCAGCTCGTCACATTGGTTTTTGAATAAGTGAGTGGGCATGCTTAATAGCTGTTTGCCTTCCCGTTCAAATCGTTTAAGGCTGGTCCGTAATGACACAACCTCGCGTAACGCCCGTTGACTATCTTCAACATTTTCATCTGTCACGACCATATTGGTGTATTTTTCTGTAACCGACTTCAAGTAGTTCTTGACGTCTTCCATGTTCCATCCAAGTTCAACCGGCTTATTTGTTATTTTGGGAACTACCGGAATTAATTCATCGTTAAATTCACTATTATTAGTTACGTTTTTCATCATTTATGCTCCTTTCGCCATTTCAGCACGTTCGAGAAGGTTATATAATTCATCCTGATCTTCAATATCTATTTTGTCTTCAACTTCCCAAATAGAGTGTTCAAACGCTCCAACAAGGCTATTAAAGTCAATATAGTAGGTGTCTGTCCCTTCGACGATTTTTTCTCCAATTGTTTTTAGTGTTCCTATTCCAAGCCTGTTCGCAATAGAAACAAGTTCTTCGCCAATTCTTTGACGCTCAATGGCTCTAGCAACGTCAGCCCAAAACCTTTCGTTCCAATCCATTGACTATCCCTTCTTTCTGCTCTACAATAAAACTAATCAATGTTTTTTGTTTGGCTGTCTCCTGTTGGCGCAGGCGGCAGCCTTTTTACTTTATTACGATTTTCTGCCCAGGATAGATAACGGCATCAATGCCAATATCGTTATCGGCCATCAGTTGACAGATCGTATCGCGGATATCTTCGCCGCGACGATCGGCAATCGGCCTGGCCAGGGACCAAACTGTTTCTCCTTCTTCTACAACATGTACAGTCGGTGCCGTTGGTTTTTCTTTTAATTGGTTTTCACAGTATCCCCACGCTACTCCAGCCAAAGCGGATACAGAAACAAGTATTGCCCATTTTTTTAAGGTCATATTCTTGTCGCCTCACTTAATGCGCCGCTAAGGACGCCACATATACGCGCTAGTTTTTCTTTCAAGGCTTTGTTCTCTTCGGACAAGGCCTTGTTTTCGTTTTCAAGCTCTGACCACTCTAGCGGGCCGTGCGCAGGCTCTTCATACTGGCAAAGAGCCTGTACTTCCGCTGCACGGTAGAAGCACCCAGGAATTTCATACAGGCGATGCAACCGCCCATCTCCTTCCATCCGCTGAATGGTTGAGCGGCTGCACCCGAACAGTTTTTGAAGTTCTTCTGCCGAGTACAGCATTTTCATTGTGTTCACCTCCCTAAATATCGATTAATGAAGAACAACTGCCCTTTGCCGGTAACCTTCGGCGTCTTTGTAATCCGAATCGTACCGTCAGGATTATTAATTGTAGTTTCCTTGACTTCAAAGAGGCCGTGTTCCATCGCTCTTTGAGTCGGCATATTCCGTGAACTGCCGCTTTTCATGAGAAATCCTTCATTGCGAAGTTGTCGGAATAGTCGGTGTTGTCCTGTGTCGTAGCCGTTTTGCTTCAACAGCTTAGCCAGGTCACCAATTAATATGCTAGTGTGACTAGCGCTAACTGCCCCGGCGAACAATACCTTCGGCCGATCATCTTTAATTTGTTGTTCGGCAGCCACTCTTGCGGCCCGTTCTTCTTTTAGCTCTGTCGCCAACCGGATGAGTGTGTCAGGATTCAACAACGCTTCTTCCAGCCTTTCCGGCGTAAGATATCCGCCGTGCTTTCTGATTGCCGGTAAAACCTCACTGGTTACCCAGTGTTTGAATTTCTTTGCTGTCGGGAGTTTAGAGCTGAATACCAAACTGTATATTCCAGACTCGTTGATGACTGTTTTGTTAGGATTGCCAATACCGTCGCGAATCGCTACGGTATTCTTATCTTCTCCGTCAACGTGTTTTGCAAGGGCGTCTCGGGTGTTTGAATAGCCAAGCGACGTTGCAACATCATTACCAACAAACCAAGGTTCATTGTTGATACTGACAGTTCTTATCTGCCCAAACTCTGGGCTGCTGAATATTTTTAAATCGTTCATCTTCTTTTCTCCCTTCTGTTTGTTTTTCTATATGAAATATGTATTTCGAAAAGAAATATTCAGGGCGCAAAAATAGCATCTAGTGTCTGGTTAAGCGCCTTTGCAATAGCCTTTGCCATTTCTACATCTGGATTCCTATCTCCAGATTCATAAAGAGAAACGGCCGTCTGACTTATGCCTAAAATTCGGCCTAACTCAACCTGCGTTAATTCTCGCTTTTCCCTGAAATATTTTATTTTGTTTTTCGGTTTCACTTTTTCGTTCCCCCCTTTCTTGCTACACTATTATTATATTTCATAATGAAATTTTTGTCAATCATTATTTCATAAGGAAATTTGAAATATCATCGTTTTTGAAATATAATTATTTCATAGGGAAATATTTCCATGTGAAATAAAAAGGACGGTGACACCATGAGAATCGGAGACAGAATGAAACAGCTTAGAGAAGAAAAAGACCTGATGCAACAAGAAGTTTGTAGTGCTTTAGGACTTGAACAAAGCACCCTGGCCAACTATGAAAACAATCGTAGGGTGCCGAAAACCGACATATTAATTTCGATTGCCAATTATTATGGCGTTTCACTTGACTACCTCGTCGGAAGAACCAATAATCGCTTTGACAATTCAAAACGTCATCCAAAGGACTTAAATAAATTCCTTGAACAAGCCGAAATTGTATTTGATGGAGATACGTACAATTTGAGCGACGATGAACGTCAAATGGTTATGAAGTCCCTAGAAGTCGCTTTCTACGCGGCTAAGCAAGCTAACAAGCGCAAAAAAAGCGACACAACTGATAAATAG